GTGAGTTCATTGCAAGTCAGTCCTGAGTTGCTGCACCGTTCTGCCGATGAGATGGATCGGCTGCTGGCAGCGCACCGGGCAGCACATGCCAAGGCGCATAGTCAGATCGGGGCGGCGATGTCGGGGTGGGTTGGTGGTGCCGCGTCGGCGCTGGACAGTGAGTCGACGCAGTGGCAGGGCCATTCCAAGCACGTTGAGAACGAAGCCACCCACTACCGCGATGCGTTCGATCGGATCGGCTACGCGTTCGCCGGGATGGAAGAGCAGAGCGCGGTCAATATTCTGGGCAGCCGTCCGCAGGCTAAGGCGTAGCCTTTATGTCGTTGCCGCTGACCGATATCAAGCGCGCCAAAGTCCAATCATTCCGCGATGTAGCCGACGCTCTCGACGGGATGGCGGGCGCGAATCGGGATATGAAGCGCGGCGTGGAGCGGCTGCCGATCATGGGAGACGGCTGGAAAGGCGTCTCCGGGGACGCCGCTCATCATGATCTGGATGCGCATGGCAAGTATCTCGACGGGCACGCCCAGGCCCAGCAGAGCGCTGCGGCCAAGATCCGGGCCGCTGCCGATGAGTTCGAGGGCGTGCAACAGCTACTAAAGAAGATTGAAAACGACGCCGCCCAAGGCAAATTCACGATCAACTACGACACCGGCGAGGTCACCCCACCTAGCGGCAAGTACGACAAAAACGAGCTGGACTATCTGACCAACACGCTGCGTCAGATCAGCGCCGCCGGGGGTATCGCCAACGCCGATCTTGAGGCAGCGGTCAAAGCTGCCCAGACACTCCCGGACCCGTCCGGCGCGGCCGCCCAAGGCCTTCCGGCGATGCCCGGCTCCGCTATCAAGCCCGGAGGTGTTGCCGCTGGCCTGGAGCACCTGGCCGCACCCGACCCGAACGCCGATCCTGGTGCGACCAAGGCCGCTGCCGCGGGCACTGACACGCAGGCCAATTACAAAGAGTGGTACCCGAAGACACCGGGGTCGGGCGACAAGCTGACCATCGACCCCAGTAAGGCGGGCAGCCTCACGGGGACGGTCGGTGCGCTCGAGAAACTTCCCGGCGCCCCCAAGCCTGCGGACGGTTTCGGCTCTGGTGTGGCCAGGCAGTTCGGGCAGGGGGTTAACAGCCGCGTCGACGGGATAATTGATGAAGCCAAGAACCTGACCGGACAGGGCGGACCCGGCTCTCCGGGCGTGGCTGAGTCCTGGGCGAAGTTCGCCCTAGGCACCGCCGACCAGATGGCCAACCCACTCGGATCCCTGCCCGGCGAGGTCAAAGACGCAGTCAACGATCCCGCAGGATTCGCAGGCAAGAAACTGTTCGACGTGTCCTCGATCGCCGCCACCGGTCCACTCGGCGGCGAAGCCGCAGCCGGAGCACGCGGCCTCCTCGGCGACCTCACCGGCGCAGAAACACGAGCACTCACCCACGGACTCGACGACGCCGCCCCTGGACACCACACACCGCCCACAGTGGACCACCCGGCACCCAACGCCACGCTCGAGCACCAGTCGCCGAACCCCGGCAGCTGGAACCACTCAACCGAGCATTACTCGCCCCACGCCCCGCAGTTGGCAGCCGATCTCAACAACGCGTTCACCAATGGCCACCCGACCTCGGATCTGGCTGCGCAAGTCGCAGATCATTCCACCCACCACGCACCGGGTATCGGCAGCAACGCCAACCCTGACCGCGTCGTGCTGGGCAAATGGGACGGGCAAGACGGCGGCTATATCGGCGAAGCAAGACACAACGGTGGCATCTATTTCGACACTGGATCAGATACCTGGAACGCCGTAGGGCATGGACTTGATGAAGTACGGTCTAAGGAACTTGGCTGGCAGGTCAACGAACAATTCCTACGCACGCAGCTTGAGAACAAGGTATCCCGCGTTGACTATGTCCTGCCCGATGGCTTCAACAGCGTAGAACAGGTAGCAAGGCAACGGCGAGAGTCCTTCTCCGCCTTGGAGATTAACTTCCTCAAAGAACACGGCGCCGCATACGGGTATAAGCAGTACGGAAACTCGTGGGTTTACGAAGGAGGTCGGTAACTATGAGCTACGCCGACGTTGAGAAGTACATGGGGCCGACGCTGTCTAAGTACGGATTCGAGCTTGAATCGATCGAACCTGCCGTTGAGTACGGCGAGCGTCCGGCGTGGGCGGTCTATTTCCGCAGCGCGGATTGCAAACTGCAGGTTTGCTGGTCGGCGAGGGAGGGCAGTGTGGATTTCATGCTCGCCCCACTTGACGCACCGGCAGAATTTGGCTTGGTAAACAAGTCCAACAAATGGCGGTTCTTGTTGTCCCTCAGCGATTTTGATGACGGACTTGCGACACCCTCACTTTCCGCTGGAGTCGAGACCTGGTGGCGGTGGCGAACGGCCTTGTTCGAGGCCCACATCGTGCAGGCTCGCGCAGCAATCGCCGCGTAGGAGCCTTGTTCCCCCGGACTGTCGTCGGATGCCGTAATGCGTGGTCGACGCGATCCGGGTTGCAGCTCTGGAGGTCCAAGCGGACGTGTAATGGAACGTGGTCTTGTACAGTGCGCCTTTGAAATGGGAATGGCCGCTGACGTGCGGTCCGGGGCGGAGGATAGTGACGAATTACGGATTCCGGTTGTTCCAGGCCACTATCCACCGCAATGGTCGTGGCGATCCCTGCAAGGTGGAGATCGGGGACAAGGACGAGAAGCAAGCGTTCCGGGACTATCTGTTTGAGCTCGTAAGCGCACGCAAGGGCACTGTGGTACACGGCTCTCCACGTACTGCCGAGCTCGACGCCGGCGACGAGGCCACCGACACAGTTGATGGAGACCTCGATGAGGGCGGCTCGGTAGCGAAAAAGCGGACGCGTCCCGTGCTGGTCATCTCCGATGTTTCACACAGAGGTGACCACGTAGTCATCGAATACCTGTACGGGCGCCACCTCGGCTATACCCATGCTGGATACGCCGAGGGAATCATTGGTGACGTAGAGCCGGAGCCAGCTAGTGCCGAGCCGGTGCCGATAGGTCATCTCAAGTCGGTGCGTCCGTACCGTGCGGTGTTCATGTTTCCGGAGGTGGGTGAGGCTGCGGTGGTCGCAGTCGAGGACGCCAGCCGCACCTGTGCTCACGAGAAGCTCGAACAGTGGCTCAAGGCGTGGGCTCGCGAAGATGCCCAGGCGGAGGCAGCGGCGAAGCAAGTAGAGACCGGCAAGAAGTCCATTCGTCCTCTCTGGTGGTCACTGAGGCTTGTTCCGCTAAGTGACCCTGACCGGCTTAGTCGCCTAATGAAAAACGGAACCAGCAGCAAGATCATCCTCACCAAGCAAGGTGGCTCCGATGGTCGAACTCCCGGTAAGTCCAAGCTCAAGGTCGAAATGGGGTTGGATGATCCCTCCGTGATCGCGAAGGCACGAAGGCTGATCACCAAGTGGTTCCCCGATGCGAAGTCAGTCGGTTCGGTAGCGGACGCGCAGGTCGAGGCGACCCATGACCTTGCGGCGGTCCTGGCTGACCAATACGAGGGATTCGACGCGGAGGACTACGACGATGCTTGGATTGACATCAAAGATGCAACTGGGAAATCAAAGCAGGTCAGCCCGTCGCGTTGGGCTGACATATTCATCTATCCCGTAAGTGTTGGCATAGACTGTCCCTTACCATCGTTATTCTATCGGCGGGTCCAGGAGGCAGTTATGCCGTTGGAAAAGTCGCTTGAGCTGGCTATTGATTGGTCAGGGTGGGGAGGGGATGGTGGATAGATTCAATCTTGCTCCGCTCCTGCGTGGACAGCTCAAAGGGCTAACCCTCGCGAGCCGTCCCGGCCGCCATGTTGATGTCGTTGCGCTGCTGATCTTGTTTGGAGTGCCGGCGGCGTTGCTAGCCCTTGCGATTCTCCTCGATTGGAATCTGTCAGCGCCCATACCGTTGTTGACGGCCGTTTCTCTACTGGCGGGCGGCACACTCAGCGCCTTCGGTTCCCTGTCGACACTCCGGCTCAAGCTCACGGAGTGGTCAGAGAGCCGCGATGGTAAGGACGTATACCGCGATAGCCTCGATGAGAGCGTTGCTCACCTTTTCATGATCGCTTTAGCGTGCGTCGTAGATGCAGCCGTTTTGGTCGTCGGGCTCAACGTGTCGCGCGGTGAACCCGGCACTCCCCTAAAAGATGCAGTCGTTCATGTGCCGGCCTACATTGCGATCGCGATCACGGCATACATCTTCCTGGCATTCGTAATGGTGTTACCGCGCCTGTACTGGGCCTATACAAAGATGAACCGCGTGTCGCCCCAGCTAAATGGGTTTGACGCGACTCAATAGCACAGTTTCCCATCGTGGGTTGCCTCTGTGGCGCTGTATGACGGGCCCAGCCGTTTCTTCATAGTCAGTGTCGCCAGCGCTCGATCAGCTCGCGGATGTGCTGGTCTGCCCTCCCGCGCTCGGTGCGCTCGGTACGCATTTCCTCGCGTAGGCCTCCGATATCGCGAGCCTGCTGGTCCTGTTGTTCCTCGATTCGCTTGATCCCCTTGAGAATTTCGTCGAGATCAACCCGCATGTTGGTCTCATGGTCGTTCTCGGTCTGCTCACGGATGGCTCCGGTATCGGCCGCGATAGCGCCCAGCTTCTTGCGGTGCGCGAAGGTGGCCGTGGCCCAGGCCACCGCGACCGATCCGCAGATCGGGGCGAGTAGCGCCATCGTGAGTGCCGCGAACTGCTTTGGGGTATCGATGCCGCTGACATCCACCATCTCGGTCAGCAGGCTCACCGGCCGCTGCCCGCCACGAGCTTGAACAGGCTGGACGGCACGACCGCCTTGGTGGCCGAGGCGGTGCCGGATCGGCCTAGCTTGATCGATGCCGCAGAGAAGATGAGCGATACCGCCAGCGTCCCGGCGCCGACATTGACACCGCTCTGCCAATCGATCTCGGTCAGGGCTGCGTTCACTGCCGCGTCGGTCAGGTTGGCGCCGACGATGAAGCCACCCGCGAACGTCTTGATGGCGCGCTCGGCAGCGTCAACGGCGGCGTCTTTGAGCCAGAACGGGATGGTGATGTACATGACGGTCCTCTCGGCGGTTGGGTTGTGGATAACCGATTCGGTGAATTCGGTGGTTGGGCTTACGGTGAGGAGAGTCCCCCGCGCGCTCTCCTCGCGCGGGGTCGGGTAACGACGTCAGATCTGGTCAAGCGGCTATGGCGGGGGTGCGGCTGGCCCAGTCGCGCACGTGCTGGATGGCGAGGCCGAGATAGGTTTGGCCGGGCCAGACCTCGCGGTACTCGTATTGAATATGCGCGGCGGTCGGTGGGCTGGTGGTGACGAAACGCAGCGCGATCAAGGCGGCCTGCGCCGCGGCTGCGGGCCCGGTGAGCTTGTTGATATCGCCCCAGCCGAGTAGTCCCTGTAGACCGCCGAGGACCATGGGTAGGCCGAGTGCGGCGATACCGTTGGGGCCGCCAGTGAGCGCGCCGAATATGGCGGGCAGCTCGATGCCTAATGCCTTGGCGGCGATTTCGGGGATTTTGGGCAGGATGGCGCCTGCGGCCCCGAGTGGGTCGGTGATCTGGAATGCGGTCACCATGTCGAAACAGTCGTCCATGATGTCCCCGACCACCCCGAGGGGGATGTTGCCGTACATGTCGCCGGGGTCGGTGAGCCAGCAGTGCCGGTAGTCTCCAGTGTCGCCGTAGCGCCATGACGAGATGCCTTGCCCGGCAAGGACCGGGCCGCCGTAGTAGCTGCCACCGTGGGGCCGGGTGGGGTCACCGATGCTGAATGAGCACAGGTAGTTGTTCGGGTAGTGCTCCAGCAGCCACGCGCGGAACCGGGCGCCTGCGACCGCGCCGGCCGAGTATCCGCCGATGACAACCTTGATGTTGGGGTTGATCCGGTAGCGCTCGGCGAAGATGCGTTGTGCGTCGGCCACGGCGATGTCGACGGCCTTGGCCATTGAGATGTCACCGGGACTGCCCGCGGCGCCGACCGGGAGTCCGCCCATGGTTGCGGCGAATTCGGGGTGTACTTCCTCAACAAGGTTGGCCACGGCCTGCATGACGCGAGATACGTAGTCTTGGCCGATGATGCCTCCGGTGCCCCGGAACATTAGGCCCAGGTGGCGGTTGGCGGGCGGGGCTGGAGGCGTGATGCCCAGCGCGCGTAGGTCATCGTCGGACACCTGCCCGGTGGGGATCTGGCCGGTGCGGCGCTGATATTCGGCGGCCCACAGGGCAGCGCGCGGCCCGAACTTGTCGGTGTCTTGCGGCAGCGGCCCCAGCAGCCGGGTGTACAGCGGCCCGAACCGGTTGTTGATCACGGCCCGCCACTGGCGGACCGTTTCATTGCGGTCTCCGATGCGGATCATTTGGACCACACCTTGTCGCGCAGCGTCATTCCCTTTGATGCCCAGTCGGGATGTCCTGGTCCGAGTTGTTCGGCGATGTATTCCAGTAGCTTGCGGTCGGGAGCTTCTTGGACGAATTTCTGGTGTAGCGCAATAGGATCGACCGCCGGGGGTTGCGCGGGCGCGTAGATGCCGAGGTATCCGGCGCGCAGCTTGGCGGCGAACGCGTCATTGCGTTTGTCGCCCTCGGGCCAGGTCATCTGGTAGTGCATCTCGTCGGGGCGCGACCAGTCGCGGCCCCAGAACACCGAGCCCTCGAACAGGGCCAGGCCCTTGCGGACCTTGGCCTGCGTGGCGGCGTCCATGGTGTACCGCTGCCAGGGGTACTTGGGTGCCATCACGTCAACAGCGGTGCCTGCCAGGTGATTACTGTTGGCGACATCGTTTGTGGCCGACCAGCCCCACACGGGCGAGGTGATCTCTTCGACGTTGCGGTCATACCAGTACAGCCAGGCGCCCAGGATGGTCAGCGGGGCGCCCTTGCGCAGCGGTGCGGTGTCGACGAGGTACAGCTCGTCGATGCGTACGATGTCGCATTCGTCCCGGTTGCACATACGCCAACCGTTCTCGGACACCGTATTGCCGTATGCGGTGCGGAAACTCATCGGGTGTACTTCCTTTCGATGCGGGGGTCGATCTCTTGGGCGTAGGAGGACAGGCGGTCGGATGCCCACCAGCCCAGCCGGAATGAGAGGGCGGCAAGTGCGGCGTAGAAGGCGGAGTGCTTGAGCAGCTGGCGGGCCATGACTACACCCCCCAGAACTTGAATGTTGGTGTGACATCGACTTGTAACGGCTGCGATCCGTCGTTGACGGTCAGGGAGACCGGTAGCGCCTCGGTGCGCAGCAGGGTCGCGCCGTTGAACACGCCGTACCGGTTGATCACCGTGCCGTTGGTCACGGTGCCGCCAGGTACCGAGATGGTCACCAGCGAGCCGGTGGAGGCGGCCTTGTCGATCGCCGGATTGACTCCGCTTACGGGTTGGGCCGGGTTGATCGCTTCGTTGATGTCTACTGGGGTGGCCCAGGTGGTGTCGGCGTAGGCGGTGCCTACCCGGGTGGTACCGGCGAATAGGCCGATTCGGTTGCCGAGTGCGGTGATTGCCGCGCAGCAGGCGCGTCGGTGCGGTGCTTGGTATTCGGACATGCGGGGGCCTTTCTGTTGGTTACGGGGTTTCCCAGGTGGTCCATCCGCTGATGCGCGGGGTGTATCCCAACGCGACGTTGCGGGGTGATTCGGTCGTCCATTGGTGGTCTCTGTAGGGGGCGATAACGGATTTGAGGTAGGCGCATCCGAGTTGGCCCTCGATCATCAGGCCGCCGAAGGGCTGGTAATCGCCTGTGATGACGTAGGTTTCGTTGACCTGGTACCAGAGGTAATCCTCGGTGTTGACCGGAAGGCTGTCGTCGTCAAAGTCCCAGATAGTGGTGTTGAGCTTGGGGACGTATTGCAGGAGGCATTCGCCGACGTTCGGGTCGTGTGGGGCTGCGGCGAGGTAGTAGTTTCCGTTGATCAGTCCGATTGCGCCGTCGTTCATGTAGATGTCGAAATAGGAGGTTTCGCGTCTGCTGTAGAAGTGGATTCGGAATGAGCAGTTGTCGATGTCGTTGGGGTTGGCCATGTTTGGGTGGTCCCTCCTGCGGTTACTGGTATGCGCGGCACCAGGCGCCGCCCGCGCCGCCGATGCCGCCGGGGCCGCCGAAGTTGGCACCGCCCGCACCGGCACCGCCGGGCGCGTAGCCCGTTCCGCCATCGGAGGTTTGCGTGGCACCACCCGGGTAGGTCACGCCGTTGTAGGTCTTGTCGCCCGGGCCGGGGCCGTCGTTGGCGTTGATGCCGGTGGGGTGCTGCGGGCCACCAGCGCCGCCAGCAGCGGACAGGCCCGCCCATCCGTCGCCGATAGCGGTGGTTGCCGCACCTGGGCCGCCCGCGGTTCCGGCAAAACCGCCGCTACCCTTTGCGCCGCCTGCGCCGATGACGAATGTCAGGGTTGTTGTGGTCCAGGGAATGTGGATGCCGCGCTCCAAAGTGGTGGTGGCCCAGGTTCCCGGGCTGCCGGGGAAGCCGCCGAGTAGGTAGAACGTGCCCGAGCTCGCACCGCCGCCGCCAGCGCCGACCAGCGCCAGATCGAGATAGCGGCACCACACCGGGATCGGGACCACGGTCGTGCCGGCTGCCGTGATCGCGGTCAGCGCTGCCGGTTGCGGACTGAACCGGGCGGTGGCGGTATCGGCCCCGATGGCTTGACTGGCGCTGGAGGGAAGCCGAACCCGCGACAGCACCGCGATATCGGCGGCTGTGGCGGCACCGACGGCGGCCAGGCGGGGGAGCATCTGCGCCATCTCGGCGGCCACGGCCGAATCGGTGGCGCGCACACCGGGGCGGGCCGATTCGGCACCTATCCCGGCGTCTCGTGCAGCCACGCGCAGCTTCGCCCGTGCCAGGTCGGCGCCGCGGCTGGCATCACTGGCGGCCAGGCCCACTCCTGCGACGGCGAGGTCTGCGCTAACACCCTGATCGATGCCCGTGTGGGCCACCCGCAGCAGACGGGCCAGATCGGCGCCGACTGCCGAGTCCGCGACGGTGACCCGTGGCATCCAGACCCACTTGCCCATGGATGGCGGCGAGGGCGGATCGGGCTTGGTCGACCACCTACTCGATTGCCCCGAGGGCGCAGACGGATTGGTGGACCAGGGCATCAGACCGCCTTGATCGCGGCGTACCCCGCGGCACCCCAGCCGCCGGTACCGGCGCTGCCCCCGGTACCACCGGCACCGCCCGCGCCGCCGCCACCGGGCCCGTTGCCCGGGGCTCCGTTGGCCGCCCCCACCGAAGCGCTGGGCGGGGTGTTCTGCCCGCCCTTGAACAGGCGCGCGGAGAACCCAAGATCGCCGGGGCCGTAGCCCACCGAGTCGCGGTTGTAGAAGCTGCCATAGGCCAGGCGCCCCAGTCGGCCACCAGCGCAGCGCAGAATTTCGCTGTTGTCGGTGCCGTTGCGGAACACGATGTCATGCCCCGGCTTGCCGTCGGTCTCCTTGCTGCCGGGCTCACCGCCAATACCTGTGGGTGAACCCACACGCTCGGACTGCACCGTGATCTGAGTGACGGACACCGGGATGTCGACGCCGCGCTCCAGCCGTAGCGAGTTCCAGGAACCGCCGCCGCCGCCCTCGCCGGGCTTGTTCCAGCCGCCGTCACCGCCGCCGCCTCCACCACCGCCACCGCAGCCCGCCAGGTACAGCACGGTGCTGGCGCTGGGGATGTCGTAGACGGACAGGGGCAGGTTCGACCCGGTGGGTGAGTACTCAGTCCATTGATCTGCCAAGTTGGTCGACTCGCCCAGGGCGCCCCATACCGGCGTGAATTCCACGTGCCCGCCCACCAGGGTGGGCAGGGAGGTGTAGCCGGTGCCGCCGTCCTGGGTGAAGAACAGGGGGATGTTCTGCACGACTTCCAGCACGGTCGGCATGGCCGGTGTGGTGTAGAGGCCCTGCGGGTTGCCGACCTGCAGCACACCGATGAACGCGGTATGGCCCTTGGGCACCGTCAATCCCGGCGACGGAATTGTCAGAGCTTGCACGCGGCTGGTGCCCGATAGCCGTGCCTTGACGTTCCCGAGGTCGACGGCCTTCTGAATTTGCAGCGACTCATTGATCCGGTACACGCCCACGTAGCACTGCGTCATGCCATTGCCGGTGATGGCGAATTTCACGGTTCGATACGTGCGCTCAACACCCGGCGTGATGGGGATGAACACCAGCTTTTGGTCGGCCGGCACGAATGTCGACTGTGCATTGATGATGGGGAACGACACATCGTCGTTGATGCCTGTGGACATCCAGCGAGGGGTCAGTCGTGGCAGGTTCACAACGTCGGTGGCGTACACCGCGGCCGCGTACGCGTCATCGGCCTTCTTCTTGAGGGCAGCGGTCGCAGTGGAAACATCGACAGGACCCCTGCCACTAGATCCGTCCCCAAATACCGCGTTCCATAAGTTGTTCCACGTGTCCTTGAGGTCTTCTCCGATGTCGGTGCTGCCGATCGGGCTGTGCACCTTGGCCGGGGGCAGCTTCGGGATATTGCCCAACCCGAGTAGCCCGATGATTTCCTCGGCGGTGATCTTGCCGTCGGCGGTGATCGCAGCGAATCGCTGCTCGAAATCGGCGATGTCCGAATTGGCTTTGCCGCCAAGGGTGTCAAAGAACGATCTCCACTTGCCGAGCAGCGGCCCGAGGTTCGACATGACCGAGGTGACGTTAGAGAAGTGGATGCGGCCCCCGCTGGCGCCCTCGGTGACCACCAGGGTCACTGTCGCGGACTTGACCGATCCGTCGGTCGGCACCGTCCACGAGCCAGTCAGGCTGGCACGTATCCAGGACGAATCCGCGGCCACGGGCTGAATTTTCTTGATGACGATATCGGGGAGCTTGGTGCCATCGGAGGCAAACGGGGTGATGCACAACCGGATCGGATTGGACCCCGCTGCAGCCGAGACGCCTTGCCACATCGCCGATGCGGAGATGTCCACCGCCTGGCCGGCAGCTACGTTGAACGGGTCTTTGATGCTGATCGCATGCAGCTGGCCATCGGCGTTGAGGTAGATCGACTTACCCGACAGGTGCCCGTTCTGGGCGGCGTCGAATCGCCAGTACGGGTTGTCCTCGACCATCTTCGGGTCGGTGAATCCGCCAGCGCCGCCCAGTAGATCGTGGGCCACATCAGCCACCCACGACGCCGGTATAACGCCCTTGAGGAACTGGCCCGCCACCTTGGCGATAGCGGTCAGGATCGATTCGGGGTGGGCCAGATCGATGCCCGCCAGGGCGTTGCGGATACCGAGCGCCCATGTCCCTAAATCATTTTCGTCGCCGTCCTCGATCCCGGTCAGCAGCTCGACCAGATCGCCGAGACCAGGTTTGTCTTTGGCCCACTCGCGCAGCTGATCAAACGAACCCACGCCGGGAATGAGGTGCCCCATGACCGCGAGCACCACGCGACCGAGGAACTGCTCAATGAACCCCTTGCCGAACTCCTGGAGCTGTTGGGCTGTGAACGGCCTCGTGAGACCGCCGCCCTGCTCGCGGTGCACCGGGGCCGAGGGGACATCCCTTGCCCAATCGGGGATCTCGGGCAGATTGTCGGTCACAGCGGCCAGGCCTCGATGTTGAAGTGCGACATCGCGGCGGTGGCGGTGTACGTCGATGTGCCAGTTTGGCGCTCGCACCGGATGTGCACGGTGGCCGAGGCGCCAGCGGCAATGGTGTCGTAGTCGTCGGTGGTGCTGCCGGGGCCGATGGGCTTGCCCGGTGAGAACGCCAGCCGATCAGTCTGGGCGATGCCCACGCAGCGGCCCACGATGTTGCCGCTGGCCTCGCCGTTGAGCCGGGCCAGCAGATTCACGCGCACGTCGGCCGCTTCGCCAGTAACGACCGTTTGGCCTTGTGCACGGATGCGCCGAGGCCACGGGCGGGCAGGGATGTCGATCGCGGCCATAGTCCCGTTCGCGTTGCCCGTGCCGATGTTCTTGATTTCGCCCGGGTAGAACACCTCGGCAACCTTTTGCGGCACAAGCTCAAAACCGAGTAGGTCGGTTTTGACGGCCGGAATCCAGCCCGCCTTGGGATTGGTCGACAGGTCCAGCGGATTCCAGCGGGTCGCACCGTCTTTACCGGTCTTGCCGGTGTGTAGCGCCAGGTGCATCTTCCACCTGCCGGGCGTGCTATCGGTTGGGGGAGTGATGAGTTCGAAAAATGCTGAATCGGGTGTCGCGTCTTCGGGGGCCAGTGGTGTCAGGTCGATCTTCTCGTCGAACTCGGCGTGCTTTCCGGGCGGGCCCTGCTCGACCCCGGACACCCCTCCCATGATTCCGCCGTCTTCGCGCAGCAGCACGTGCGCGACCCCGGTGCCGTCGACCGGGACCAGGGTGTAGCCCTGTCCCTGGTAGTAGCGTGCTCCGTTGAAATCGACGATAGGCCAAGCCATGTGGGTTACCTCCGGTTAGGACTGGGGGGCCAGTGTGATGACGTTGATGGCTTCAAATGCGCCAGTGATGAAGCGTTGAATCCTGCCGAGCGGGGCCTCGTCGCGGCGGCCGTCACCGAGCTGCACCAGGGTGGTCTGCTCCGTGGGGGTGATGCGCCACATGGTGTTTTCGATGTAGTCGGTGATCATCTTGGTTCGGCGGTGATACACCAGCGACATCAGGCCGCCCTCGAAAATGTCTCGGCCCAAGGCGTATTGGTCACCGTTGCGGAAAGTTACCTGCGCCGTGGTAGTGCCTTGGGCATCGAAAATCGCGTTGATGAACGCGAACATGGTTTCGATGTTGTACGGGGCGCTGGCGGTCGGGTAGAACCGCTCGATGGCCGGATGAAAGGGGCCCACCTCGTCGCGGACCTCGTACACCTGGACCATCTGGAACGCCAGGAAGCTGTTGTTCAGGAATCCCGAGAGCAGATCCGACGGGATGCCGGAGAACCCGACCACGATCATCAACGAATCGATCAACCACGCAAACGTGGCATTCATCAAGTCGTTCAACCACTTTGGAGAACGGCCGCCGATGATGTGTTGCCAGCCCTCGGGGGTGTGGTCGGCGATTTCACAGCTGATGATGTTGGAGTCCTCGCCCTCTTCGGGGGCCACGACGTAGGCGTAGGGCTGCTCAAAATCGACACCGAGCTTGGGGGCGTAGAACACCCCGTTCATACCGGGTACCTGCGCGATGACTGGCTTGAAGATGTCACCGAGTGATCCGCCGAGGTCGATCACCGTCTTGATCACCGAATCGGCAACGGTTTTGGTGGGTCCCGAGATCTGCTGGCGGTCCCGGGTCGAAAAGACGTACGTGGCCGAATCGAGGTTGGCCCACTTGTCCGGTTGCGGGTCGCCGGGCCGCCACAGGTCCATGCGGGTGTCCACACCGTAGGCGCGGGTGACATCCTTGATGACCGTTCCGCAGGTTTCCATGCGAACGGTCTTGGCGCACATGGGCGATGTGTCCAGGAACGGGTTGGTGCGCTGCACATAGGTGGGGGTGCGCAGCATCTTGCCGAAGGTCTGCACCGAGAGCTTGTCGCGCTTGAGGGCTTGCAAGATGGTGCCCATCCATGCCCGGATGTCGCCGTTGAGTGACAGGCCGTTGTTGACGAACTCCAGCCACCCGGACTGAATGCGCAACGCGCACTCGGCGACCATGTTCTCCACACAGGTCTGTAGCGCCCAGATGAAGATCGCGTGCGAAATAGGCTGGGCGGCAAGGGGAAGCCACCACGTCGGCCAGATCACGTAGTAGTTCAGGATGTCCCAAATGCCGCGCATCTCGACATTGCCTGTCCACGCGCCCTTTTCGTAGCGGTAGCGGTGAACCTTGGTGTAGAAGTTCTGTCGGCTGCCGGCGGTCTCCATCTCGACCCCGACCAGGGTGTTGCGGCAGTCCATGAACATCTGGATCAGCGGCGAGCTGCCCTTGAGCATCAGCTTTCCGGTGGGGCAGTCGTTGCGCGGCCGGGCGCCCGAACCCTCCATCAGGTCAGAGCCCACCGAGGCCATCGGGGTCCACATCTTGTCGCAGACGGTGAACCGATAGCTGGTGTCGACCTTCGAGTTTTTCTCGGTCAGGGCGCGGGCGGTGGTGGCGATCCGCGCGATATCGCCCGAGCGCTTGGCGGCCTCCCAGCGCTGCTCATCGGATATGGGCATCACGAGATGGCCCCTGGATCGCAGGGGCGCAACGCATTGCGCATTAGAGCGGGTATCTCCGTCGCGGCGTGCCCGAGGCGATGATCTTGGAGTCGGCGTTGCCGCCCTCGATCGAGACCTTCACGAAATACGGCTGCGCGGGATTGCCCGGTGATTTCGGTGGTATCGCCGCGTTCTTGGAAAAGCGGCCCTTGAGGTACTTGTACAGCGGGCCTTGCGGCGGGGTGATGCCGAACTGCGACTTGATCTGATCGGCGAACGCCGTACCGTTCATGCCCGCAAAGCTCATGAACTTCTCGATCGCCTCCTGGAACAAATCGAGTTCCTGGGGCGAGGGCGGCACCGAGGTCAGGTCTTTCACCAAGGTGGTGTGTACGCGCGGATCGGTGCGCAAAAACACCACCTGATTGGGTAGCAGCGGCCCGAATTCGACATATTCGTCCGAGCCGGGCCCGTCGTAGATCTTGACCTTGGTGAACGGCCCGAACAGCACGTAGTCGTCGTACATGTCCTGATCACCGATGTTGATGCGCTTGAGGAACCCGGTTTGCGCCACGGCAGCGTTATCGCCCGCGGCCAGCTTGCGGATAGCGGACGGCGTTGCCTGGCTGATCACCGCACCGGCGGCGAACATGCCGTTGCCGACGCCCCGATGCGCTGCCCCCAGACGCGAGCCCGTGCCGGTTTCGGTGACCGACAAGATCTCCATGTCGTTGCGCAGCACGCGGAACGTGCGCGGGTGATCCTCGGTGCCGCACACCAGCGTGAACTTCTCGCCCGGCAGCGGCCCGATGGGGATGGCCAGCGGCCAGCTGCGCAAGGTGGTCTCAACGAAGTTCACCGTGTAGTACAGGCGCAGGTATCCGGCGCCGTACTCGACGAACACCCCGTCGCCCGCCCAGCTGCCGTCAGGATTGCGGTTCATGCGCGCGCCCAGGATGTTTCGGCCCGAGTCGGGCACCGACCACTCCTGAAATCCCCCGTGTACCTGGGAGACGACCTGGTTATCGGTATCGGTGGCGAAATCCGGCCAGGGCCCGTTGATGACCCGGCGCCATTGGGTGCCAAACCCGTGTTCGGGGTCGTCCCACCAACGCATTTGGTCGTTGTAGGAGGTGCAGAACCCGCCGCCGGGGCCGCTGTAGCGCTGCGGAACCGCGCCGAGATCCTTGGTTTGGCGATGATCGGTCGCGAAGGTGTCGGTCATCGCGTCGTAGGTGAACGCGAACGAGTCCGCGTGGTCGAACGACTTCCAGGTGCCGGTGTCGGCCTGTAGCCGCAACGTGGCTTTCTGCGAGGTGCCCTTGCGCATAGCCGAAACCGGATCGGGTTGCCCGCCTTGGAACCAGCGCACGTCGGCCCACCAGTACCCGGCATCGTGATCGAAAAAGTCCAGCCGGGAACACTTGATGGCGTCCAGCGAATCGATCAGATGCCGATAGACCCGGCGCGTGCGCGCGGCGTTGCGGCCCCGGCACTTGACCGTGAGCTTGACCTCGACCGGATCCAAAAACGCGTCGATATGGTGAACGCCATCCTCGGTCGCACCCTTCTGGGTGACGTGCTTCCATGGCGCGATGAGGCCTTCGAGGTCGATCAAATGCACGGCTTCTGGCGCCGTGTACGGGTCGGGAATCGCGTACCCGCCGATCATGAACATCTCGACCGACCCGTCAAAGGCGGTCAGGCGCATCATGGGCTTTTCGCCGTTGACGAGGTGATACCAGCCATGGGGTGTGACGGGGTTGGCCGGATAGCGGATCGTCACGGTCACATCCCCGGCCCGGAGTTGCGGGCCTGCTGATGAAACGCGATATCGCGGCCGGTGCCGTCCTCGGTGGCGCGGTTGTTGGTGACGTGGATGTTGGTGTCGCCCGCCTTGACGGGGCCGCCTTGGGCGTTCGGGTCGCCCTGATTCGGGTTCGGTGGCGCGGTCGCCTTGCCGGCCACGTTCGGGATCGCCGGGGCAGCACCAGCGACACCACCGAGGATCTTGGTCAGCCAGCTCTTGTTGGCCAGCTCCGAGCCCGCGGTCGGCAGCACCGTATCCATCAAGCCCTGCACCCCGATACCTGCAGCCTGCGCACCAAACTGAATCGCCCTGTTGGCCAGCTTGATTCCGGTCTGTGCCGCCTGCCCGGCACCCGGGGCGAAGATGTCGGCCGCCGAGGCGGCCATCCCGATCGCGGTATCGATGGTGCCGCCGGGAGTGATACCGACCCCGCCCGCGCCCGAACCAGTCGCCGGTTCCACACCACCAATGCGCGTCGATGACGGGCTCCACGCCTGCGCAGGCCCGGTAGCCCCACCCCACCCGCCGCCAGCGGCCGGAATACCCGCTGTCAGGGCAGGATTGGTCAACGTCGGATCGCTCATCACCGGATCGGTGACCGCTAAGCCAGGACCGGCCGTCTTGGGGTAGAGCGCCCGATAATCGACCGTGGGCCCGATCGGCTGCGGCGACGGTGCGCTCGACGTGCCCGAACCAAGGGGCATGTAGTACTGCTTGGGGAACTGCTTATCGAGGGCACCGGCCGCCGAGCCTCCCAGCATCGGGCCGTGTCCTCCACCAGATTCGAAATTCATGCCGTTGGGCAGCGTCGCGGCCATGTGGCCCTGCTGCCCCGGCAGGGGATTCACACCGACATTGAAGGCCCCCGGCTGATATCCGGGCAGGAAACCGAGCATGGCAGCGCTGGCATCGGTGGCGAACGCAGTGGTATCGAACAGCCGTGCCGGTGAGGACTTCCCGTCGCGCAGCACCTCCACCAAATCCGAGACGGCACCCGAGCAGTCGGCCAGCCCGTTCTGCAGATCAGATGCCGGAGCGTACTTTCCGCCACGCGCGGCCAATGCATACATCGCGGCGAGGTTGGGATTTACACCCTGTTGCAGCGCCATCGGCCCGATGCCCGCCATGGCGACGTCCTGGGCAACACCTGTGTACTGCGGCCCAAACACGCCCTGGGCGGCCAGGATGCCCATAGCGCCGTATCCGCCCTTGGACGGGTTGAGTTGGCTGACCGCGCCGAGCTGGCCAAGGATCGGGGCCGCCGCCATATTGGCCAGGAACTTGGTCAGATTCTCGGCCAGCCCCGGCAGGCCCTTGGAAATCCCGAAATCCTTGTCCAGTGCCGCACCGATCTGGCCCATGCCGTCGGCGAGGCCCTGCGTAGAGCTCTCCAGCTTCTTCCACGTACCTTGCTGCGCCTCAGCCAGTTTCATCTGTGCCGAAACGTACGAGCGCTCGGCGTCAGCAACCTGATTGCGCGCTCGCAGTAGTGCATCCTGATCGGCGTTACCCTGCTGCTCCAGCCGGATCAACGCAATGCGGTCTTGCTCCAGAGAGTTCTTGGCCCGGATCGCCGACGACTCAGCGTCATACACCCGCATGGGGTCGACCTCGTAGCGACCGAGCCCGGGCCCGCCCTTGGGAGATGAGACCAGCATCCCGGGCGCTGCGGTGGGCGCCGTGGCCAATCCTGGCGGCATGGCGACGGGCTTTGACTCCACCGACCAGAGACTCGGATCGATCGGGGCCTTGGTCTTGTCGCCCTTGTCAGCGGCCTCGATCTGCTTCTTGGCCTCGTCGAACGGCACTCCCGGGCCGGCTGGCGCCGGGCCTGCGGGCCCCTGCGGCTTGGGGGCCAGTGGTGAGTTGGCCGGTACCGGGACGCCGGGTGTGGGATTGATCAAGTTGCCCAGTCCGAGCCCCACGCCGTCGCCGATAGCGTTGGCGGTGCTGCCCGGTACGGGGATGAAAGCGCCGGGCAGATTCGGGTCGAGCTGAACCGGGGTCGTCGGCGCGGTGATCTCATCGCCCGCGTTGTTTCGCCCGCCTCCCGACCCGCCGTAGACGGGGTGGGTTACCTGCTCGCCAATCCAGTTCGGGATGCTCTGACTGAAGAACTTCACGAATGAGGTGTTGGCGAGCCTCTTTTCGATCTTGTCTATCTCGTTGGAGATAGTGTCGCCCAGCTTGGTCCAACCGCTGGCGTGCTCCTGCAGGGTGTCAGTTGCCTTGTCGGTCTTGCCCTTGATGTCGTCGAACTGCTGTCCGGCCTTCTTGAGGTCCATGGCAGCGATGGCGGTGTTGGCTTCTTCCCATCGGGTCTTGAACAGCGCCAGCCCGATGTTCGTGCGCTGTTGCGGGTCCTCGATGGCCGCCATTGCGACCATGATGGCCTCGAACGCCCTTTTGGCTTCGTCCCCGCCCGCGGCGAAAGACTTGCCCATCGCGTCGGAGTCAAATCCCAAGGCCTTGAACGCCGCACGCGTGCTGACCGAGCCGTCGTTGGCGCTGATGGCGAACTCGCGCAATGAGTCTGCGGCCAGATCGGTGTTGCGGATGTTCGCCTCGTACATCTGGTTGATCAGGCCCAGTGCCTCGCCGCCGGTTAGTCCGAGGTTTTTGAAGTTGATGGCGTACTCGTTGAGTGTGTCCATCATGTCGCCGGTGAGATTGAGGCCCTTTTGCTGCGCGCCGAGGATCAGGTCGAAGGCATCGACATAGCTCTTGACCATGCCGCCGGAGACGAGACCGCGCGCTCCGAGTGCCAGCGAGCGGGCATCTTCGCCGGTGAACGCTTGGACTGTCTGCATGCGTTCGACGAACTTCTGCGCGTCCTGCTCACTGGTGTTCGCGTTGATCAGTCGTGCCTGAAATCCCACGTCGAGCGTCGACAGATTCTCTTGCGCGGACTGTCCAAAACCCTTGGCCCATGCGCTACCTGCGGCGCTACTGAACCGGCCCATGGTGTCCTTGTCCACACCCATGCGAGTGCGCAACACGTCCTCGACACGCAACTGGGCCATGCCGTCGGCGATGCCGCTGGCGATCCGGCTTCCGACAAGGACGCCGACTGCGGTCAAGCCCAACAGTGCCATTCCGATGGGACCGCCTGCGGTGCCGAGTCGGGCGATTGAGGCCGCGCTGCTCACGCCATGGGTGAATCCGCCCGCGAATCCGTCGGCCATGTCGCGGCCGAGCTGGGCGGCCTGGCCAGCCTGGGCGCGCATCCCGCCGATGAAGTTGGTGTTGTTGCGGCGGCCAGCTTCGTCTGCGGCTTCCTGGTATTCGCGATAGGCCTGCGTTGCATCACGGACGGCGCGTGATTCGGCACGGCGGGCGGTCTCTACTCTTTCGGCCTGGCGCACGATCCGGGCACCATCGGCATCGCTGTCGCGTAGGCGCTGCAGCTGCGCTTCTTCGGACTTGAGTCGACCAACGGCATCCGATGCCTTGTCGTAGGCATCAGAAGCCCTGTCACCCATGCGCTTAAGCGACTTCTCGACTTCCTTGGAGCTGCCCGCCAGCGCGTTGGCGAACTCGCGACCGGCGTCTTTGCCCGCGTTGCCGAACGTGCGTGTGGCGTCGTCGGCAACCCGCTTCCACGACCGATGATCAGCGGCGGCCCCGATGGGGATCTGCACGGACATGGTTCACCTCCTGATCATTGGTCGCCAAACGCGTCTTCTAGCAGCTCTTCTCGCGCTGACTCGATGAATTCGTTTTCAGCGGAGTCAAGTTCGTGCTGTCTGCGAGATGCCAGCGGCGATGAGTACTTGGTGTACATGTATTCGTCCGGGGTGCCCGCGTACTTGCTGGCCCGGTATGCCGCAAGTTCGTTGTGTGTGTCGGCGATAATCTTCTGCATGACCGTCCAGTCGCCGTCGCGCCCAAACGGCGGCGGTGCATGGGTTTTGAACTCTGAGTGTTCGGGTAGCTGGTGGATCAGCGACAGTAGTTGGCGGCTGGAGAGCACCAGGGCGCCGCGCTCATCGCGGGTGCCCTGGTGCCAATCGGCGATGCGTACACCGCGAAAACGAAGATCGGCCTCGATCGCATTGGGCCAGCGGCACCACAGCGCTACTGCCTCAATTACTTTTGGAGTCGATCTTTGTCCGCTCCTCCAGCTGGCGTTGCATCAGCTTCCAGTGCGTGTCGATCTGGCCGGGAACACCGCCCGCGGCGAGGAACTTGTCGTAGGTGTCCCTGCTGCCCATGAGTGCGATGCACAGGTGCTCGTCGGGGTCGTAGTCCTGGCCATTCTTGAGATACGGGTAGATGGTTCGCTCTACCTTCTTTCCCTCGACGAGCGGATGGTCGACCAGCTCGGTGTCAAGAGCATTCATCTCCCGCTGGTAGTCGCGGTACCGCTTGCGCTGCTCGGTATCGAGAAACGCGGGGTTGGGCAGCTCCCAAACTTCGCCGTTGCCGAGATCAAAGGGCACACCTGCCATGAATCCGAGGTAGTCGGCGGCCTGCTCGCGTGCCTTTCTGGGGTCGACGGGGTGTAGAACGTCGGTGGTGTCTTCGGTGCTCATGGTTGTTCCTTTCGGGCTGGTGGGCTTGGGGTTTCGGGCTGGAATGGGGATGGGGCTCACCTGGCGAGCGCAGCCCGACGCCCGCCAGGTGAGGGGTTCATCAGGCGATGGTCGCGGCGGCAGACTTCGGGGTGTAGACCGAAGCGCCGTTGGTGCCGGTCACCTTCACGCGGAACTTGGTCGCACCGGCCGCCACTGTCTTGACCTTGACCGTGGTGTTGCCACCCGATGAGACCGCGGGCCCATCGAGCTCTGCGGGCAGCCAGGTGGTCCCGTCATCGACGGTGCTTTCGGCGGCGAAGGTGAACGGATCACCGGCGCCCGTGGGGTCGGCGAACACGATCGAGGCCTTACCGGCAGCGCCGGGGGTGACCGTCGGCGGGGTGTTCGACACCTTGGGTGATCCGGCAATCGTGGTCCAGCCCTTGCCGCCGACCCATTCGCCGTCCAGTCCGGGAATCAGGATGCCCGGGTTGCGCGGATCGGGGATCAGGAAGAACGGGTCAGGTTCGAGCGAGAACTCCAGCTCGTTGGCGTCGGCGTCTTCCGTGTCCATCTTGGCCGCGCCGATCTTGGTTAGCTTGCACAGCGGCACGGGTTCGACGGTGTACAGCTTGCCGCCAGCGCGAGACCGTGCACGCACCAAGAGCAGCTGTCGCTGAACGAAATCAGCTTCCAGCGGTGTGCCCACGAAGTAGTCGCCCTGCCCCGGTTCTGCCACGAGCAGGTTGCCGTCCTCATCCTGCAGCGGAACGTTATTGCGCAGGGCCTTGACGACGGGGTTCAAGGTCTCGATCGGGGTGAACTTCACCGTCTTTTCGATCTTGGTGATGTCCTTCTCGATCGGGTAATTCGACTGCAAGATCTCCAGCGGGCTGACATCAATGTTCGGCTCACGTTCGGGGCCGCCAGTCTTGGTGTTGGCGCCGAGGAACAGCCACCCCTGGTTGGGCTCGGGGTTGTTGACCCAGTACCCGCCGACCTTGCGGCGGGCGAACAGGTCCGCGCGCAGCTTGCCATCCTTGGCCAGCGGGTTGAAGACATGCGGGCTGATATCAGTGGCCGCGCCGCGATAGTCGCGCGCTAATACGGCAACGAGCGGGCCTCGGATAGCGAAACGGCTATCGGTGTCGGTGAATCCGCCGACGCTCCAGTCAGCGCCGGTTTCGGGTTGCGTCATGTGACGCTCCTTCCATGGGTGATGAACCGGAAAGGGTTCCGGCGATTGAGGTGCGGCGGATGCCGCGACGCGATCAGGGGACCGCGACGATCAGTTGAACGACAGGCCGAGCTCGCAAATCGCCTTGAGGCGAAAGGCGTTGTCGGCCTTGTATTCGCGCAGCGTGGAGAGCTGCTGAAAGTCGATGTAGTCGACGTTGGCGACCGTGCCATCGGGCATGGGCACATCGACGATCTCGCTGCCGAGCAGCATGATCCGCCGATCGGTCTTGGCGCCCTCACGCTGCGCCTCGGTGATCGTCTTGCCGAAGGTGTGGATCGACAGAACAGCGGTGCAGTAGAACAGGTTCGCGTCGTAGGTGCCGTCAATCATGTTGACCTGGCGGAACGGCAGCGGATCGTCGGGCTTGCGTTCGATGTCGCAGGGGCCCAGCGGTGCCAGGTGGGCGAGCATCATCACGATCGCGTTGGGGGGCATCTGCTCATGCAGCGCGACGGTCATCAGTCGGGCCCGTTGATGACATCGGCGGCGGTGCCGCCGAACGCGATGGCAGTGCGGGCCGCGACGGCGAACTCCGGTGTCGGGCTGGTGCCCCCGGTGCCGTCCTCGATCCAGTGGGCTTTGAAGTTGTCGTTGACGACCTTGGTGTCATCGTCACGGCCCTTGCCCTGCTGCACTTTCCACGCCGCGCCGTAGTCGCCGTGATCGACCGGCGAGATGGACTTGGCGTGTGCGGCCATCTCCTTGGCGACGCGCGCCTTCTCGGCTTTGGCTTGCGCCGAGGTGTGGATCGCCTTGTCGATCTCGGACTGCGGCACACCCAACGCGACCAGCGGGTTGGGTCTGCGATCTGTGGCCATCAGCCGACCCTGCGCTGGCAGATACAGAACACGTGATCTTCGCGGCCGTCGAGGTCGAATTCGAGTACCGCGTCGCCGACCATGCTGTGATCGCGGTCCAGGTGGCGAATCCGGTGCGCCGCTCGGATGTCGGCGACCGCGAGGGGCGCGGCGGCACCGGTGCCGTCAACGGCGGGGATATGACCATCGATGACCGGCAGGAACGCCCACGATTGCTCAGTGGTTGTGGTGGTGATGGCCTGGTTGTCCTCGGCCGTCGACTGCACTTCGAACAGGCAGTTATCGACCCATACAACGCGTTCGGTGACTTGCGGCTTGCGGTACTCGTCCAGGATCGGGTCGCCCTGCCCGTCGAGCACCGGCACATCCCACACGATCGCGAGCCGCTGCCCGCCCAGGGTGTCCATCAGTAGTCACCCCTGGGGAAGTGGCCGCGCGCCTTGGCCTGTAGCGCAAGGCCGAGCATGCGGTAGTGGCGGCGTGCGATGAACTTCTCGACGGCTTCACGATCGATCGCAGCCTGTTTGGTGCGATGCCCCACCGTCTTGGTGAACGATGAGACCGGGCCGAACTCGCCATACATCAGCGCGTCCCGGGTGACCTCGAATGTGACCACCTTGGCCGCCGGATCATCGTCGGCAATGGCCGGTTTCTTGTCGCGTATCCAATCGGAGACGACCGTCAGTAGAGGCGCCGCCACCAGTTTCTCGGCTGCCGACAGCGGCCGGAACATGGCGGCGAACGCCTCTACGTCAAGGAAGTCGGTCACGAAACTAGTCCGTGGCCTCGATCAGCGCCCACAGATCGTCCTTCTCCTGGGCCTCCAGCTCGTCACGGTCATACGTGCCGTTGGCCATCAGCCAGTCGACCAGGACGGCCTTGGTCGCGGCCTTGAGCGGCTTCTTACGGGGCGCATCACCCTCGGCACCGGTGGCTTGGCTCGGGTTCCCGGAACCGCCTGCGGTGGAGCTGGGATCGCCATCCCCACCGTCACCGCTGTCGGTGTCGCCGTCATCGGAGGCATCCGCCTCGATCGCACCACTGTCGTCATCGGTCGATTCGGCCGGCAGCTGGGCGCCTAGTGCACCGACGGCGAGGCCACGCTGGACCTCTTCGTCGGTGAGCGTGACGAGCTCGCCGAAAAACGCGCGCCGCCATACCCCGGCCGGGGTCAAGTACTCCCACACGGCCGCTGTGATCACATGCTCGCTCACCTCGGGCATTACGGGGTGCCCGCCAGTCCGGTCACTTTCTTGACCGCGTAGGGGTCGGTGACGCCCATGATGGGCAGCACCGAAGACTGGACCCAGTTCTTCTTGGTCTCCGGGGTGCGCCAGGTCTCGGTGGAGAGCATCTGTTCGTAGTCCAGGAACCCGACGCCGCCGCGCACGGCCGCATAGGCAGTACCCGGGGTGACTCGGTTGGATCGGAAGATCTGAATATCGGCGTCCTTGAGTACGCTTTCCAGCTTGTCGTCATATGCGATGCGCAAATCCGCGTACTGGCGCGGGTTGACGACCCACACGTTGTAGACGTAGCCCAGTTCCTCGACATCGGCGGCCAGCTGCGCGGTGATGATGTCAGCGAATGGCCGGTCCTTGTTCGGCGTGGGGTTGTTGCCGGTCAGGGTGACGTTGCCCCAGTCGTGTCCGGGGATGAGACCCGCGCCGCCGAGACTGGCGATTACCGCCTCCAGTACGGCCACGGTGCGCTGATTGATCTTGCGTACCAGCGTATTCGCCAGCTGTGTGGTCAGGCTGTCCATCTGGGCGCGGTCGTTGCGCTTCACGGCCTCGTCGGACATCCAGAACTTGCCACCCCAGTCCTCGGACTTGGCGACCTCGGGCTGGGTGCGCTCACCCTGCACGATCGTGTACTCGTCGGACGGGCCGCGCTGTTCCACGTCGTTCTTGGTGTACAGCTCGTTGATGCGGATCACGTCGTAGATGATCGCTCCGGCGGTGGTGCTCGCCCCCGAGGACGAAAACAGCTCCGGGGCAATGAACTTCTGCAGCGTCAGGTCCGAGAGCCGCTTGGTGATCCGGCCGGGCTCCTTGAGCGCCAGGTCGACCGAGATCTTGTTGTTATTGATGACCGGCGCACCCAGCGGGTACGCGACGGGAGATGTTGCCATGGTGGGTAGCCCTTTCCTAGTAGAGGCTGATCTCGGCGTCGGCGCCATCGGCCGCCGCGGACAGTGCGTAGCCAACGGCGACGCCGCTGGCGAACTTCTTGGCCTTGCCGGCCGTGCCGACCTCGACCTCATCGAATGCGGCAAGCGCGCCGTCGGCGGTCACGTAGGTGACACGCGAATTGCCCCGCGCCACACCAACAATGTCGCCGCTGGCCGCGTCGTACTTGGACACACCGCACACCCGGCCCGCCGCGTCGGCGGGGGCGACAGCGATGTTGCCGGTGGCGGTGCGGTTGCCGCTGATCTTGAGGAACCGCTTACCGGTGACGGCAGCTGTGGCACGGCCGGTGATGTCGCGGCCGGGCTCGTAGACGCCCACGTTCTCGTTGGTCATGATCTATTCCTTCCCTTCCGAACTCGGCGCGGTGGGCGCGGAGTCAAACCAGCTCAGGTCATTGGGCACCGGACCGTCTGCGGGCTGCGTGGAGTGCCCCGTCTCGGCCAGGGGGACCAGGCCGGGTGCCAGCGCGGCCAGTACGGCGGTGTGTCCCTCGCGGTCGGCGGCGAGCGCCTGCAAGTGGTGCTCGCGACGTGCCGGGGCGACCTTGCCGTCGGCGATGGCCTGATCGACCACGCGCTCGTCGCCCTCGCGCAACTGCTGTGCGCGCGCCTCGGCGCCCGCCTGCGCGGCCGCGACGGTGGCCTCGTACTGGGCCCGCTCGACGACCGTCATACCGGCCTTGGCGAGCGCGGCCGTGGCCTGCTCCAGAGTCGGCGCAGCGGGTGGGGTTTCGTCACTTTCCTGGCCGTCGTCAGCACGCTCTTCGAGCGCTTCGGCGGCGGCAGACAAAATGGTCTCGTCGTCGGCGTCGGCATCGATACCGAGCAGCTTGGCGAGGCCCTCATTCAGGGTTGCCACAATGGGCTCCTTTCCTCTGTTGACCTCGCCCTTCTCGGGCCGAGGGGTCTTGTTGTGCACCAGCGGAATTCGTGGCGCAGGCGCGGACTGGCGTCCGGCATAGCGGAACGCCGACAGATCGAACACCGATGCACGCGCGGCGGCCGACTTGGAGTCAGGCTCGGGTAGCTCGACGACGCGATCAGCTAAACCGGCCTCGACCGCTTCGTCGGCGAGCAGCCAGGTTTCCTCAGCCATCACCGCGAGCCAGTCCTCGACGGTGCCCCCTGCCCGGTCGGCGTAGATCTGCGCAATATTGCTGTTGTGCTGGGCCAGTCGCGCCGCGCTCTTCTCCATGGCGCGGGCATCTCCCACACACACCGCCCACGCGTTATGCACCATCATCTGGCTGTTGCGGTTCATCACGATCTCATCGCCCGCCATCGCGATCACCGAGGCGATCGAGGCCGCGAGGCTGTCAACCACGACGGTCACCGTGGCGGGGTGATCACGTAGCGCGTTGAGAATGGCGATGCCGTCGAACACCGAGCCGCCGGGGCTGTTGATGCGCACCGTGATGGCATCGTTGTCGATCGCGGCCAGGTCGCGGGCGAACTGTTCGGCGGAAATGCCGTACCACGAATCGATTTCGTCGTAGATCAGCAGCTCGGCCGGGCCGTCATCGGTCTTGGCGGCATTGCGGATGCTGTACCACGGGGGCCGTTGGCCCGCCGTGAGATTCTTGGTCACCACAGCGTCGGGTCTCCGTTCCTCGTGGCCGTGCTGGCGCCGCCGGGGCGCGCTCGGGTATGGGTGCGCACACGCACCGGCCCTCCGCTGTTGCGGGGCGCGGCGGCGGATTCGTCGTCGGGCTCCGGTTCGTCCTCGGGCGCGTTGGGATCGGGACCGGGTAGGCCAGTGGCCGAGCGAATGAAGGCCTCAAGACGTGGATCGGGCGTCAACAGTCCTGCGTTGACCAGCATTTGCAGCGCCGCGGCGGTAGCGTCCTGGCGCGAACCGATCTCATCGAACACCAGCAGCGGGGCCGGTTCGTCCTCGCCGAAATTGAGGTCGACCAGATCCTCGACGACATGGGCTTGCGCGGTATCGCGCACGTCCTCGGCTTCCGTCTGGACGGACTGTACGAACGTGTCGGCCTGCACGCTAGCCAGGGCATGGGAGCCGCCCTTGCTGTCCAGATTCAGGAAGTGCGCCAACGCAACCAGCGCCATTTGGTGGTCGTGGTATTCGATCGCACGGCGCGGGTCTATTGGGGTTCCCGATGGTGAGGCGATCGCGAAGTCCTCGCCCTCGGTGATGGCAAGGCCAGCCGTTTCACCGCCTCGGAACGCCGACGCGATGGCCAGCAGCTCGTCCATCCGGTCCGGGTCCTCGGAGTCGGTCGCGTTGCCCTTCATGACCGGGACGCCGATGCCATGGCGGCGTGCTGCGGCGGCCTCGATGCGCATCAGCTCGTCTTTGAGCTTCCAGTGCTTGTAGGCGGGCCGTAGCAGGCTGTTGCCGATCCACACCCCCGGGTCGGGTTCGTGCGCGTACACGACCAGCCGGTTGATGGGAATGATCGAATCCAGCGGCCCGCCAGCTGGTATCGCCACTCCGCTCGATGTCATGGTGAACCCGCTGGAGGGGTGTTGCTCGATCGAGACCAGACCGCCGTCGCGGTCGACGTTCCACTTGGCGATGGTCACCTGGGGGCGCGGGGCGAGCTTGCGCAGCACGGCGCGTACGTTGGCGCCCTCGCCTTCGAGACGGTAGACCTGCTCAAATACCGAGTGCCCGTACCGCAATGCCATAAGTGCCTGCTGCAGGTGTTTGTCCCAGGAGAACCGGCCACGGGTGCGCGCCGGGGGTTCGTCCTCGTCGGCGGCACCCTCGATGGGCAGACCCAGATTGCGGGCGATGAACTCGGTGACCTCATCGCTGGCGCCGTTCTGCCGGATACGCCACGCGGTGCGGCGAATGGGTAGCCCAATTGCCCGCAGCACCGACGAGATTCGGGCGTCCTCGCGGACCATGCGCGTGTAGGTCCACACCGACAGTGGCCAGATCAGGTCGGTGGTCTGCTCGAACTGGTCGATAGGTCCACCCCAGCCGGTCGCGCCGGCCGAGCTGAGCACGTACCCCTGTTCGGTACGCGGGGCGGCGGTCTTCTTCGGTGCCTGCTGATCGGCCATGCTCGCCCCCTTTCTCAGAATGCGGCGCTCATCGCGTCGAAATCGGCGCTATGCCGGTGTGATTGGTGCTCTCGTGCGGCCCCGGTGCGGGGGCTGACGGTCTTGGCGGGCGCCTTGACGCCGAACTTCAGTAGTGCCCAGTGCGCCATCGAGACGCACACCAGCGGCGTTCCAGCGCCCGTGTAGTCCTCTGCCCAGATGAAGTCGCCTTGTGGCAGCTCTTGCATGGTCGCGCTGACCACCGAGTCATTCAGGACTGGCTGATCACTGTGGGACAGCTTGCCCGCCAACGCATCATCGAGCAGGCCACCGCAGGCGAGGGCAATCTCGGGGGTGCCGATCATGTTCGGCTCGATGCCAGCGGCCGTCAGTAGCGGTTCCAGGACGTTGGCGGTGTTCTTCCGGTCGATCACCAAGGCGATGGGGTTCCACTCGGTCACCTTGGCGATCAGGTACTTGGCGATCTCGGTGTGCGAGCCGTTGCGCAGCGGACCTACCTCAATGTGGCTGCGGCCGTCAGTGGCCCACTGCGCGGCGGTGATTGACCACGCGTCACGGTTGCGTGCGCGGCGCACCGCGATCACGCGCGAGCCGATGAGCTTGGCGTCGGGATTGGCCATATCGCCCCATATCGCCTCGGGAATCGGCGAGCTGATCTCTTCCTCGTCGGGCGGGTAGTCACCCCAGCCGAGATAGTCAGCGTCGAAAATCGCGCGCTGCTCCAGGGTTTTGGCCTTCTGCAGCTTGGAGCGGATCTCGCGCTCGTTGGTCGCCACGCCGTAGGACGGCTGGGCCGCTTCCCAGGTGTCCGGTTCGTTGCGCGGCATGTCTCGGGGAGCGGCGTACAGCGCGTAGTACAGGTCCGGGGCCTGCTGGTGCCCGAGGCGGTGCATGCCGGTCAACGTGTGGCACTTCGGGTGAATGCTGGCTACCGGTGAGGTCGAGATGTACACCGTCTGCGGGTTTTTGGCCGCCGACTGGGCGCCGGTGAGGTTCTGTTCTTCGCCGGGGTCGATGTCGTAGGCCTCATCGACGATCAAGAGGTCGATCTCGGTGTATCCGCGGCCGAAGTCTTGCGAGCGGGGACCGAACTCGGCCTCACACACGATCTGGCCGGTGTTCGGATCGCGCAGCTTGATCACGCCACGGTTCCCGGCCTTGGAGGGCTTATCGGCCAGCCTCTCGCGTAGCCACGGCACGCGATCGATCACGGCCCACACGCGCTTGAACACGTCGTAGGCGGTCGACCAGCGCTGGGCGGTGTAGATGATGCGCGCCGAGCGCAGCACGTACATGTGGAACAAGATCAGCAGAACGATTAGCAGCGTCTTGCCTTGCTGGCGTGTGCATTCGATACACACGTCGCGGTGAGTCCAGAGCCGGATAGGTGGCCGTCCCTCGCGGGCGGCGTCCTCGATCTCTTCGGCGGTAGCGTCCTGGACCGACAAGATGCCCTGTAGCGAGCGCCATTGCCACGGCATGGTGCGCAGCCCGATGTCGAACCCGAACCGGCCACACCGGTCGGCTTGCGCCGACTCGTCGCCGGGGTGCCGCGACTCGAATTCCGGTGTCTGGCGGCCCTTGAGGCGTGGCCAGGACCCGACCCAGGCCGGAAGACCCGCCTTAGTACTTTTCGAGCGGGCTTGCGCCATTGGGCTTGCTCGGTGCCTTGCCGCGCCGGGCGTGAACCGCCGCGATGAGCTTGCGCAGCTGCTCAGACTGAGCGCGCTGCTGTATCAGCACGTTGTTCACGACGACCTCCGTCGTCTCGGTGCCGATCTTGACCTGTAGCCAGGCCTCCCGGTCGCCATTGAGTAGTGCGTTCATGCGGGCGAGGTGGTCGGCGGCGTGCCCGGCCTGCTCAATGAGAATGCGCAGCGAGAAGGGGTCGCCCGGTTCGGACAGATCGTCGATGAGCTTCTGACCGGGAGTCTTGCTGGCTGTTTGCTTCCGGGCGGCACGCTTAACTGGGGTGTTAGCTGGCTTTGCTGCCTGGTTTGCCGGTTTGCGGGTGGACATTGCTATCCGTGATCCGAAAAAAATCCTGACGGGAGCCTCCGGGGGTCAGGAAGGCCCCCCACCTGGATAATTTCAGGGGGAGGGGCTTTGACCTGCGGTTATGGCACTTTCGGGCGTGCGCATCGGTGCTGGTCAGGGGCTTTTCGGCCCATCGGCTGGCGATCACCACGACATCACACCTCCGTTGTGTTTGCTGGCAGGGTCGGGATGTTTGCTGATGTTGGTGGGCTTGGCGCGTGCCCACGTCCTGGAAAGCCTCTTTGTCGACGTGAAGATCGAGCTAGCATCCGTGCATGTCTGCCGATCTGTCTGTCTGGGGCGCCGAGGTCTGCGTGGATCGCGTGAGGCGCGCAAGTGAGGTTCGTCGCCAGATCCTTCGAGGGTTCGTGGCGTACATGAAGTCCGAGCCACGGCAGTTCCAGTTGGTACGCGGTGTGGTTGACGGCGAGTGGACCTTGGTGCTGAAAACCTTGGAGCCGATGCCGATGCGCCTGAGCACGTTGTTCGGAGAGTGGCTGTACTTGCTGCGTGCCGCTCTGGACGGCGTCGCCTACCACCTCGCGGTCAAGGACAGCGGTGAAGATCCGCCACCCAATGCATGGCGGATCTATTTTCCGATCAAGGAGACTGCGGAGCAGTACGACGATCCGAAGTATCGATCCCAACTGAGCGCGATCTCCAGCGACACATTCGACATGCTGCGAAAGACTCAGCCGTTCAACACGTCTTTCAGCGTGCGTGCGCACCCGCTGTGGTGGATCGAAGAACTAGCACGCCTCGATCGGCACAGGCGCGGCCATGTCCTTGCGCCGCACGTAGTTCAGTCTCGTGTTGTGGCACGTGCGCCGGTGAAACTCGGCGATTATCACATTCAACTGAACAAGCCGTTGCCGTTGGACGAGGTGGAAGATCTGCCAATCCTTGATGTTCAAGCGCCGCCTGAGTTCAGTGAGCAACACATCATGAAGCACATGGAGATCGAGCACGCACTGACGGGTTTCCTAGACGTGGCTTGCTGGCAGAAAAACGCTGCGCATCCCATGGACAAGCTAATATTCGATAGTCGTATGGTGGCTCTCGAAGAGCACGTACTTAGCATCGTTGCGCCGGTTGCAGACGGTTCCGCATTCGTTTGAGCATGTCCTGTCTGACATAAGGTCACCAGTCCATCGCCAGGTTGTCGGTAGTGATGACGGGCGCGGTGGTGATGCCCAGTGACGCAAGGGCACCGGACCACTGCGACGGATGAACGTCGTGCACCGCAGGTCTGTGCGCGTCATGTCTGCCGTCCTGGCGCTGACTGTTGCAGATGCCGTGCAGTAGGCGATCGGCGCGTTGTCCGCCGAATGCCCGAGCCTGACTATGGTCTGCGGCCAGCTGTTTGCGGTCCCAGTTGCGCTCCAGCAAGGGCGCTTTGAACATCGGTAGGCCACACCACCAGCACAGTGTGCCGTCGACGTGACGGCGCAACAGCCCTTCGGCTTGCTGTTGGTGTTTCCAGCCCAGACCGCGATCGGTGGTGCTGGCCTTACGGCCGGGCCTCGGCATGTGCGGTGTCCGGCTTGGCCTCGGCGCGCGCTGGCGGTGCCTTAGGTGCGGGTGCGACCTTGACGGGTGCGACGGATGGCTCACTGCCGTCCTGCTCCACATCCAGCGTCCAGCCGTTGGCGCGGGTAGTGATGGTCATCGTGGTGTTGCCAATGGGCTGGCCCAGCTCGGCCAGCGTGCCCGCCTGCGCGAGAGTCACCATCGCGGCCAGGCCCCAACCCTGCCCGCCGGATTGGCGTTTAAGGTCGGGGATATCTGGCGGCGTGGAACGCCACTTACCCGGGTCGGTGTCCATGAGGACCTTGCCGTCGACGGTGATCCTGATATTGCTCATTGGGCGAGGAACTTTCGTAGTTGGCGGGCATCGATCGTCACGTCGTCGGTCTTGCCGACCGTCAGCACCAACAAGGGCGTGGCGCGCTGGTAGTCGGTGCGGTCGTACAGCGTGACGATTCGGGTGCCGTCCGGCGCTTCTGCTGCGTCCTGGCGCAGCTGTGCCGCATCGGCTTTCGTGAGTACATCGAATTCGCCATCGATGACCGACTCAATCGCCTCGGCCCACAGCTTTGCGGCCTGGCCGATCATTTCCTGCGCTTGGTCTTCAGGCATGCCAGTGGCGCGGAAGCCGGGAATCGGGATTGCCCGCGGTTCGGAGTTCTCATCGCCGGGATGTAGCAGCGCGCCGGAAGCAAACGTGCGAGTGAGCAGGTCGACCAGGGATCGGTTCAAAGCGATTCAGGCCCTCCTTAGGCTGCTGCCGGGAGTGACGGCGGGCCGCTCTAGTGACTTGCAATCTGGCGCAAAACAACTGGCCAGTCCATAATGAGAATCGCGCCAGCAAAGTGGTGGTCAGACGCAAGGAGGGGTTGCAGTGAGCATTGGGCTGATCGCACTTACGCCGATTGCGGTGTTACTCGGGTACCTCTGCTGGCAGTTAGTCCGCAAAGCGAGCCCTCGGGGGCCAGATCATGGCGGTCGTCGCGTTTCGGACGGTGCGCCTGGGTATAGCCCGGGAGCGGGGGCCGACACGGGAACCTTTGGCTTCTTCGGCGGATTCAGCGGAGGCAGTGGCGGCGGGTACTGCGACAGCGGCGGATTTAGTGACGGCGGTGGTGGGTGCGACGGCGGTAGCTAACCGCCAGAGCCTCGAAACGACGAAAACCCCAGCTAGGCTGGGGTTTTCATACGGTGGACATAGTTGTCCCACCGATATGTTAAGACTCATTTTGCCATACGCGCTGGTCAGGCGTGCGATATGGGTCTTCGCGTGTCGCAGGCGGGTCGTAGAACCGCAGACCACTCGCTGGCGTACCCAACTGGTCAGTCCTTGATTTCAGGAATGCCCGGAAAAGGGCGCCGTGCGACGCTACAGTTCCGAACGTTCCAACAGAATCATGTCAGGATCGCGGGGGCGGGTATGGATGCGTTTTTTATGGTTGTCGGCGTCCTTGTGGGGGCCTTCATACTGTTCTGGGTTGTGACGTTCATCCTCAGAGAGGTGTACTTCCGTAGCCAAGAGTTCTTGGCGCACAAGAACAACATCGCGTCGTTCGTCGCGGAGCACAACGAACTTGCCGCCTATACCGAGGAAATTCGCAGCAACGGATTGTTCCAACTCGGCTTTTCGTCCACGGGCATGCATGCGCACCTCGCATCGTTCCAGAACACTAGCCATTGGAACTACCGTCGCGACCGAAATGTGGCGAGCTACCAAGCACCTAACGTGCACAACTGCTCACTACAGGTCGTGCGCAACGCTAGCGCTGACCCTCTCAAGTACTTGATGAAGTACTTCAACATCAAGCCAAATGAGCCCCAACTCGCCCAGGCCGAAGATCTAGGTAATAGCATCACTCGACTCGAAGCCGCCCTCGCCAACCTTCAGCAGCGCGAGCAGAGCATCACCGAATCGATCGACCCGCCGGCGTTCATTCTCTGGCTCTACAAGAATGCGTTTATGCGGCATGTGGGGGTGAATCTGTCAACGATTACCGTTCCATACCCCGTGTATGTTTTTGAGTACATCAGTGCAGGCGGAAATAGCTCTCAGCGGGCCACCATCACGTTGAACGCTCCAACGGTCGATGTGCTCGTAGAAACCCTTTCGCAGAAGATCCGATGGCGAAAGAGCGTCGCCGGGCAACGCGCCATGATGACCTCCAGGCTGCGCGAAACCATCAAGTCCCGAGATAACTACACGTGCCAATCCTGTTCAGTGTCACTCGCCGCTGAGCCGCACCTTCTTCTTGAGGTGGACCACATCATTCCGGTATCTAAGGGCGGCATGACAGCCGTGGAGAACCTGCAGACGCTGTGCTGGCGGTGCAATCGAAGCAAGTCGAACAAGCTAACGTCCCGTACTCAGTGAGCATCACCGCGTTTGTTGCGCTGCCACGCCGTGTGCGCGGCCAAGAGTGCTGAGGCCAGCGCTGGCGCGTCCTGCATGGGCAGCTTGTCGGGCACGTTGCGGATGGCCACCTGGTCGCCGTGCGGGCTGATGCGAACGGCGGCGTCAGACCATGGTTGTGCGGTGATGGGTACACGGACGTATCGGCGGCCGGACTCGTAGGTCTCGACATCGGGTAGTGCGATGACCACATGCCCCTTGGTCTTGAGGGCGTCGGGCAGTATCGAGGCGATGATGTCGGCGACCTGCGCCTGCGTGTAGAGAACGGTCTCGGTCTGGCCTTCGCCGCCGATGGTCACACCTCGGGTTATCCCGAAGAGGTTCGGGATGCTCTCGATGACCTCACGAATGGCCTTACGTGCGTCCATTCGCCAGTTCTACGCCGGGGGTCTGACATCACCCCTGATACAGCGAAAACCATGTTCCGCAAGTCAACGGGCCAAACAACACGCGCCGTTGACGGTGTGTCGGATCAGTTCGTCGTATCTTCCAGACATGGATCAAATAGACCTTTGGCCTGCGGTATCTCGGATGCTCGCCATCCTGGCCGTCGGGCATGGCTCGATGCAGACCATCGCTAAGATCCTGAGTGTCTCGAAGCATGACCGGATAAACAATGCCGGAAGGCTAGTCGAGGCTTCTTCATGGCTGGCGCTCACCATTTCGTCGATCTTGATCTTTCATCCATACATTCGGCCTGATGTCGCTACGGAGGGCGGCAAGCGCAGATTGTCACTTACTGGCCCAGCGGCCCTTTCTGACGCGATTCAGACATATTGGGCCTGTGCAGTACTAGCGACTGTTTCAGTCTTCTTCCTGCATTTCGCCGTGCGGAACGCCCAGCGGGTCGACTTCAGCGGCGCGCAGGTAGGCGTGCCCGCGCTCATCGGATCGATGCCGATCATCGTGTATTTCGACATGTTCCTTGAAGAGATATTTCCCAGCTATCGGTCCCTGCCAGCCGCCAGCCACCTTATTCAGGCCGCACTGCTCGTCGGGGCCGTCATATGTGTGACATTGACCGGCCGCGCGATCGCTACCACGAACAAACGAGAGAAGCTGCTTTCGTTCTTGTTTGCACCTCGGCTGTAGTCACATCTCGCCCACCCGCGGGACAGTAGAGAGGGCTGACGACGGTCCAGCCCTTGCCGTTGGGCACGAGGTCACCGACGTATGTGTTGGGGAACTTATCGCGCGGTGGGCGTGCCATGCGCTCGTTTTACGCCGGGGGCCGACATCACCCGTTGCGTCAGCGCGGCGGCCCGCTCACGGTGAATCCCGCACCCCAGGTTCCGGCATAGGCGCGGATGTGGCGGGTGAGGCTGTCTGCAGGGAAGGCGTAGGCGCGTTTAAGCAGGTAAGTGCCCTCTTGCCTGGAGGTGTGGCCGACGTGAATGCCGACTAGAACTGGCTTGCCGCTGTCATTGAACGTGTACCAGGGTGCGCCGCTGTCGCCGCCGAACACATCGACGTTGCTGTATATCGACGACGTGTTCGGTCGCTCGTCGTCGTACTTGTAGTAGACGGCAGTGATCTTGCCGTCTGTCGCATCGGTGCGCATGCCGTATTTGCGCACCGTGGTACCAACGCTGGGGTTGCGCCAGGCGGCGAAGTAGGCGTCCTGGGTATATGTGCTGTCGTACAGCCAGAGCATGGTGTACCCGAAAGAGGCGTCGCCGTCGTCATCCCGGCGAGCCACGACGGAGCCGATTTTGGTTCCGTTCTGGCTGACGAACACCTGATCGAGAGCAGTGGAGCAGTGTCCGGCCGTGATCGCCAGGTTCTTGCCGGCGCTGTTGGTGGCCAAGAATCCCAGACTGCACGCGCTACTGATGTCACGGTTAGTGATGGGCATGCCCGGATACAGGCCGACTGCGGCGTGTGCGGCAGGCGCGCCGATGAGTCCAAGGGTGGTGAGTGTGCCCGCCAGTAGTACAGCTATCCCGCCCCGATGTCTTTTCATGAGCCATAGCCAAGCAGGCGTCCCCGACATGTTGCGGGATATCGTTATGGCGTGTCGCACGCTGGGAGAATTACATCGTTGTAATTTGCTCGTGTCGGGTTTGTGATCCACACGGCCTTGGTGGAATCGACGCCTACCGGTTGCCGATCCTCGCGTTCCTGGGACGCTCTGCTCGCACCGTGCGCACATCGCCAATGCGAACCATCTGGTGCCCCTCGGCATCCCGGCCGCGCACCGGCACCCACCCGCGTCTAATCCACCGCTCGATGGTCGACTGCGGTACGTGCTCGTCGAGGCGGGGGAGTACCACGTCGACCAACTCGCGCACGGTCGCGTTCCGGTCGTCGAGCTCGCCAAGGTTGCGCGCCAGCACGTCGGCCACCGAATGCGCGGTGTCGCACTGCGGGCAGACGACCGAGCCGCTGTGGCTCGGCGCCATGAGTGCGTACCCACACCGGGTTGAGTTGTCACCCTTGCGGCCCCGCTCGGCAAGCACCTCGTCGGGTGCCGGGTCGGTGATGCACGGCCCGATGATCATGGGCTCGGGTGGGCGGTTCACCACGCGTGTAATTGACCGGTACACCTGCTCGATCTCGTCGCAGATCTCGGCGCCGTTCTCCTGCAACGCGATATTGGACGCGTGCCGGTGCAGCCACTTGGCCATGCGCGCCGTTGTGGCGACCGAGTGCGCCTCGTCGCCGCGCCTTCCGGCGTAGGTCACGCGTAGGTCATCCGCGGGAGATTCGTCGACCGTGCACATTTCCGGGGCACCGTCGCAGTCGTCGCACAGTGGCCCGGCCGACGAGGCGGGCAACGTGACGAAGCAACGCCGACACGAGCCCGCCCGGGCCGGCGGTGCCGAATCGAGGCTGAACCGATTTGCCGGCCGCCGTGCATCCGATTCGACGACCATCGACAGCGGCCTTGGTCGGGTGCGGAACTCGGGTACGTCCAGCCCGCGCGTCTCGCACATGTCGCGGATGGTCGTCGACAGTGCGTTGTCGATCCGGTTGAGTTCGTCGCTGGCGCGTCCGTTGACCCGGCCGAGTGCCAGGGCATGCCACAACGCCGCCTGGTGTCGGTCCCGGTGGTCCCTCGCGGTCGGGGTGGTGTCCTTGTCGCGGGGGAACGGCTCGACGTGGCTCACGAGCGCGTCGTCGCCGTGCAGCACGTCGCGGCGCTCGCCCTTGCGCGCGCCGTCGCCCAGGTTCGCCTGTCCGACTGCGGTCTCGGTGAGTCGGTCGATCCACCACGGCAGGTCGGCCAGGCGCTTGCGCAGCTCCGCGATGCAGGCCTTGCACACGAACAGATCGGTTGCGCGTTCGCACCGCTTGCACTTGGTCAACGGTTGAATCCCCTTACCATTTCGTCGAATTGGACATCAGTTGCCGAACCGCTCATCGCGCACCACCGGCCGCAAACGCGCCGAATGCCTCCGGCCCCTCGTCGAACCGGCACCAGGTCTCGTAGCCATCAGTGAGCCGCTTCTCGATGCGCCACTCGCCGTCGCGCTTGTAGATCCGCCAGGGCGCAGGTGGACGGTTCGGCCAGAACGGGGTATCGAGTTTCAGGTCGAGAGGATTGCGAAAGGCGAACACCGAATCGAGGGTGTAGGCCGACGGCGACGACTTGCGCGGCTCGTCGTGCAGCTGGCCGTCGTAGAGGTACCCCTCGATCAGCGTGCCGTCGGTGAGCTGGATGGCTACGCGCCCGCCCTCTTCCAGCCCGGGGCAGGTAAACCGCTCGGGGTCTGTTTTCTGGATCATCGTGTCTCCGTTCGCATATCGATTCCTGGGGCTGTGGTCGCCGCTGGCGGGTTTTCGGGCCGTTCGGGACTATTCGGCCTTGGCGCGAGGATTTTCGAGCGCTGCGCGGGCTCTGGCGGCCCCGGCTTTGGCGACTTTGGTTCGGTCAACGTGATCGCAGACGCGGGTGCCGTCGTAGCCGTCGTCGTCGCACAATTCGCACAGGGCGATGGCGGCGAGCTTGGCTTCGTAGGCGGCCTGCAGTTCGGCTTCGCGTTGCACCCGTTGCCGTTCGCTCAGCGCTCGGTCCCAACGCTTGCGGCTTTCCCGGGCGTCGCCGCAGGCGCGGCACGGGGCCTCCGTTCCGCCAGGGTGATCCGAGCAGTGAGGGAGTGGGGGGTTGTCGGGGTCCGGCTCGGCTTCGGCTGGTGAGGTACCCCTGTTACGTAACCCTTCTGGCTGATGGCTGTAGGTTGAGGGCTGTAGGTTGCAGGGAATCGGGACCGAATCTGATTGGTATTCCGGTTGGTATTCCGTGCCGGGGTCTGTATTACCGTTTTGATTGGTGATCCGGTTGGCAATGGGAACCGGATCGGCATCACCAATCGATACCGGATAGGCATTGGTGTAAGGCACCGAATCGGCATCGGCCTTCTTCATCAAATCGGCGAGATCCTTGCCGGTGTCCTTGTACGTCCAGCATGAGAAATCGGGGGACTCCGACCGCACCCTCTTGATCTCCGAGATGATTGCCGCACGCAGCGTTTTGGAGGCCACCGCCCCGTACGCCTTGACGACGGCCACGGCCATCTTGGGGTTGCGCAGCAGCTCGTCACTGCGGATGTAGGAACGCACGAGTACTTCCTCGGTGTCGAGGTCGAACAGGGCGAACCGTCGGCGCTCCAGCACCGCGGCGGCGGCTACCAGGCGCGCCTTGGTCATATCCGCTGCCTTGACCGTGAGCCTGCTGGGTCGCCAGTCGGCAATGCCAGCAGCGGACAGGCTGGCCTCAGTGAGCAGCACACGCGTGTATAGCCATTGGGCGTCGGCGGGCAGTGCCTCGAACTCGTCGTCGCCGTTGATGCTCACCCGAATTCGGGCGTATTCCCGTGCCACTATCTAGCCCTCCTCGTCGTCTTGATCTCGTGCATGTATTCAGACTGCGGCACGTTCTGCACCCCCCTCACACCCCAAAATCTCGGGGCCGAACATCGGGTCCATCTGTGCCTCAAGAGCCGCCGTGCGTGCCCGCTGGCGCGTCTGCGCGTGGTGCTCGGCGTCGTAGTGCAGGTGGCAGCCCTGGCACATCGCGCGTAGGTTCTCGTCGCGGCAGTCCTCGGGGGTGTGATTCAGGTGACATAGACTGGGAAGATGGCCAGGCCCCGGCTCAGCCCGTCCCACGTCCTTTGCGTCACCTGCGGGACCCAGTTTCCCCACGACCCCAAGAAGCGGCGTAAGAACTGCTCGGACGAGTGCCGTCGGACCTACATGTCCCAGCAGCGCAAGGGGATCAAGAGACCTGGGATCGGCGGGGCCAAGCGGCGAAGCCAGCGCACGATTGAGTGTGCCGTGTGCGATCAAGTGGTATCCGTTACACCGCAACAGGTTTCGGATGGAATCCGCACTTGCTCTGAGTCCTGTCGAAAAGAACTGATAAGTCGCGCCAAGGGCGGGCTCGGTATCGGTGTCTGTGAGAGTTGTGGCGTTGAATACCAGGTGTCTCGGTTTCACCTGCGAGCAGGCCGCCGATTCTGTGGCGATACCTGCAGACTTGCTTGGTTTGCGCTCCAGACCCCAACCGGCGAGGACAACCCGTTCTGGAATGGCGGAGGCGTCGAGTACTACGGCTCCAGCTGGGCTGCCGCCCGTCGTGCTGCCTGGGAGCGCGACAACGAAACGTGTGCCTCTTGCGGGCGTAGCACGCAGGAACTCGGTGAGCGCCCGATAGTTCACCACAAGATCCCGTTCAAGTCCTTCGGGGTGGAGAACCATGAGATCGCCAATCAGCTCGACAATCTCACCTGTCTGTGTCGCTCGTGCCACCTGAAAGAACACTGGAAGATGCGTCGCGCTAACTAGTTGCGCGACAGTGAGAACAACACGGCCGCACTCACCTACGCATTCGCAGCGGCCTTGGGCACGCTCAAATCGGATGCGGCGCGAGATCTCGCGCCAGTCCTTGGGGTAGCGGTCGCGGTTCTCGGGGCGTATGGGCATCAGGCCACTACTTCGAATAGGGGATCCATGATGTCCAGCAGCGGATCTTCGCCGCCACAGCTACCCGAACACACCGCGTTGCGGCTGAACTGCTCGACCTCGTCGGGGTCCGCGTAGGCCCCGCCCCATCCCCAGCGCTTCCGGTGATCGGGAATATCTGCACGGTGGGCGATCTCGGCCTCTACCTCGCCAACTTTGAGGATGAAGGGATCATCGGGGTATGCCACACGCCAGCGATCAGCCTCGCCGGGTGAGGCGTTCGCGAGGCACCCGCACTCGCCGGACATGCCCAGTGTTCGTGCGACGGGGTTGCGTGGGATCTCGGGAAACATGAGCCGGTAAGTGCGCAGATCGGCTTTGTGCCACACGGCCATTGGTGAGATCCAAAGAATGGTTCCCTCTGGGTCGGCGTAGGGCACCGTTGAGCGCACTTTCGATTCTGGGCGTCGGCGGCCCGCGATGAACACCACCCGATCACTGCGTGAGCCACTGATGCCGAAGTCATGCGGGACACGGGCCAAGGCACGTTGCTTGAGCCGCTGGTACATCACCGCGTGCGCGGCCGGCCCAGGGAATCCACCCGGCCAAGCCCGAACCAGCTCGCCCGTTTTCAGACTGCGCGCCATCACAGTTCCGCGCACCAGATCGAAGTATCCCTGCCCCGGTTTGGGGCGATGTTCGATCAGCGGCAGACCCCAGCTGTCGGCGGTACGGCGCACGAACTGACGTGTTGCCTCGATGCCGGTCTCGGTATTGGCGTGCACATGATGCGTTGTCACATCGCGGAACACATTGGCGACCGTGTAAGAGTCATCGCCTCCCGAGACCAGCGAGCAGGTCGCGACGATGTTCCTGTCACGGGCATGCTCAGCGAGGGACTGCTCGTACTTTCGCCTCGAAAGCTCAATGAGGGCGCGCAACCGTGTTTCACGCTCACCGCGGGTAAGCGCCAGCACAAGCTCTATCGGCGTCGGAATCTCAGGATGCGGATCAAGCGGGTCATGCTCAATCGGCACATCATCGACATACCCGAACGGCAACGTCGGAGCCGACGGTCGGTGTCGGGACACCCTCGCGCTACCACTCATCGGATCACTCACCCCTTCTGAATTTCGTATGGCACTTCTCGCATCGCGGCCGACCGGCGCTGTGCGGCTCGGTCTTGCAGTCCACGCATAGGCCGGACTGGTATGCCTTGGTGCTCTCGGGGGTGCGGGCCATCACGCACTCACTTTCGAGCCGAGCTCGATCATCAGCCAGGTATAGGCGAGCTGGATCTCGCTGCTAGTCATCGGTCGTGCCCAGCGCGGGTTGAGCATCGCCGCTATGGAATTCATGCCCAGCTCGCAGTCATGGCACATGCAATCGCGGTGGTTGCGCACGATGCAGTAGCGCCCGCACCTATCGCAAAACGCGTGCTTCATGCGCCGACTCCGAACAGCTCCAGCTGCCCGACCGGCTGGTCTTCTGTTGTGAACCCGAGCGCGCGGTCGAGCAAGTCGTCGGTCCAGTCCTGGCAGCGCCAGAACTCGGCCTTGGCGTCGGCTTCCTGCTGCTCGGTCGGCGGGCAGATGCGATCGCCCATGTACGCGTACCCGCACGGTTCGTTCCCGCAGTGGCAGAACTGGTGGCGACGTAGGTTGTTGCGCTGTGCGGCGGTGGCGCACTCGCGCATCTCGGCGACAAGATCGACCGGCAGGGAGCGTGCGTACTTGTTCAGCTGCGCGGTGGTCACGGTGACGACGGGGATGCCCCTCGATACGATCTTGCCGTGTCCGCACTCAAATCCCTTGAGGTGAAACGGGTATCCGTCTGTAGGCAGGCGGGTACCGCCGTAGCAGGATTGCATCAAGCGGGTGACACCTGCGGGACCGATGAGGCAGTCGCGCATTTCCCACCCGCCGACCATCCGCAATAGCCAGCGTTGATCTTCGGTGAGCATCATGCAGGTGCCTTGGCTTTCTCGCGTTCCTCGCGGGCCAGCTCATACAGCAGTGCAGATGGCTGGAAACCGTTGCGCCGTAGCTGTTCCGACATGGAGTTGTAGGTGATGCCCATTTCGCGCGCAGCCGCATGGTCGGGTACGCCGATGTACACGTATTCGGACCATTTGAGTACGAACGGTTTTCCGGTCTCGGGAGGTAGTTCGGGGTCCATCCACATCACGTAGTCGCGGGTGGATGGGGCACAGGTTTGTTGGCCGCGAAGGATCTGGCGCAGAGTAGTGACGAGCTTTCCCGGGTGACCGTTGGCGGCCGCGATAGCATTGATGGTCCAGCCGATCGCCTGCAGCTTCTCCAGGTGCTCGCGCACGGGGGTGGCGTCGATGTAGCGACGGGAGATGGACGGGGCGGTCATGCGTTCACTTGGTTGGGCAGTAGGGCGTCGATGCAGGGAAGATCCGACCTGTCGACTGGCTTGATGGGCATCACTGCACCGATCCATGAATCACCGATCTCGACGCGCTGGACCGCCCGGTCTTCCTTGCGGTAGAGCCGGATTGACTCCACGTGTCGGGGCGTGCTGTGCCGCTTTGCGATCTTCAATAGCGGTGCCAGAACATGCGGATTCCATACGCTGAGCATCAGATCGCGCCATGACCGGTCGGACAGCTCCATGTCGTCGGTGAAGACCCGCCGGAACGTCTCGACCGGAAACGTGTTGGCGTGCTGGGCGTGGAACTCGAATACGGTGTCCGAATCGAACAGGGCCGGGGTCTCGCGGACCGTGACGGCCCACTCGGGAAGCTCGCCGTCTTTCAGCTCCCCATCCGGCGGTGGAGCGACCGAGGTGAGGATGTCGACCGTTACCTGCTGTTCTTTACTCCCCTTGGCCGCCAGCGCCTTGCAAATGCTGACCACGATGGCGGCGGCATCAACAGTCCACACCGTTGCCTCACCCTGGCCGATGCACTCGGCCCAGGTGTGACCGAGGACGAATCCGGTGGAGGACAGCCCGGCCAACACGTCCGTCTCGCCGGGCTCGTCGCCGATTGCTGCTCGGTGGGTGGCCAGGTGGATACCGCGAGTCTCGTCGGCAGTGTCCAGCAGGTCGGTCAATAGGTTCGCGAGCTTGCCCGCCTCGATGGTGATCATTCGGCACCCTCCGCGCGGTCGGCTTCGAGAATGTCGATCAGGGTGGTGGCCTCGGTCTTGGTGAGATCCTTGGTGCTGGCCACAGGGTTTCGGGTCCTGCTCAGTGCCGACGAGATCCATGCCAGGGCAGCGTCTTTGTCTTCGAGGCCGCGCTCCCGAAGTAGGGCGTACAGCTTGCGCGACTGGGCCGGGGTGATCAGTTCGACGGTGGGCGCTTCCGGGGTGGGCTCGGCGGGGGCCGGTTCAGCTTCAACCACCTCGGGTTCTGGTGCGACCGCCTCGGGTTCCGGCTGTGCCAGTCCGGCCGCAGCGCGTAGACCCTTGAGGCCCCGGTCCGCGCGGTCGGCGCGTACGCGGATCGTCTGGGGTTCTGGCTCAAGTTCCTCGTGTAGCGCCGGCATTCCCAGCAGCACATCAGGCGCGAGCTTGCGGCACACCTCGGCGGCGGCTTTCGCATACAGCATCGCCTGCGGGTCGGTGATGTACTTCATGTTCCCGAGCAGCTTGCCGTTGCTGTTCTTTTTCCATTCGCCGTTGTCAAGCTTGATCGGAACGTACTCAGCCTTGGTGGCGCGCTCGATATCCCAAGTGCTTGTTTGGGTCCGACCATCGGGCGCAGTGCCGGTGACGGTGACTGAATCGTCAGAGCTCGAATCGGTTTCGATGACATACCCATGGCGCTTGACCAGCGCGACCATGGTGCGGGCATAGATCGCGGGGGTGCCGTGCACCACGAAGATGTTCTGTAGCGACTGAACCGGGTTGAGTCCCAGCTCGGCGCCGTAGAGGATCGCGGCGGCCGCATTGCCGGGCTTACCCCGGTAGGTGATCGGTACCAGCTCACTCGACGCCAACGCGTCCCCGAGCGCCTTTGCGTTCGTCATGGCCTCGACATGCGCGGCGAGAGCCCCAAGAGCCTCCGGCACTGACGTACGGCTCGGCGGCAGTACCTCGATGTCGGTGTCAACAGTGGAGAGTTCGATGGTCATGCGGGTTGCCCTTCCTGATTGATGAGTTGTTCGAGGTTTTTGGTTGCGAGTACCAACGCCACACCGCCGCGACCGTGTGCTCGGCGATCGGCAATCTTGATGTCGCCGCACTTCGCGTACTGGGCGCTGCCCATGTAGTCGAGAAGGTGCGTTTTGCCGCCACGTAGATCGCGCTCACCGGCCTTTTGGTCGAGGTCCGACTGCAAGAGGGTGCGGGCGAACTCGGGATCGATCTGGACCTCGCTGCCGTCGATATCCGGGTGCAGCGCCTTGACGGTCTCGTACGTGGAAACTGTGTTGTCGAGTGCCGGCCGAGAGCCGTTTGCGATTGAGCGCTCCCACTGGAGACAGCGCTCGGCGATGACGTTGGCAAGTTCGGCATCCCAATCGACGTGGTAGATGCGTGGCTTCCCGTACTGTGCCCAACACACGAGGTCGGCAGTTTCATGCCACCCGGTGATCAACATCTGCATGAGCACTTGGGCGGCGTAATCGAGAGGCAGCTCGCCGCTACCGTCGTCTCCGAATTCGCCTAGATCCCTTGCGGTCTTGACCTCAACGACACGACGCAATGCGCCACGGGAGCCGCGCAGGTCAACGGTCGCCAGGTTCGCGAACGGTAGAGCATCGTTGCTGTACTGCACCTCACCCTGCGAAATCCGCCAACCTGGATTCTTGAACTTCCAGTACTCGCGCGCGGCAAGCTCGCACGCGTGCCCGTAGTCGAAATCATCCTGTTGTGCTCGGGAGATCGGTGCTGGCTCAATGACTCCGGCCATCTCACACCACAAGGTGTATTGCGACTTCCAGCGGGAGACGCCGAGGATTGACGGCACCTTGCTCGGGGTAATTGTCCGCAACCACTCGGGCGATCCGGGCTCGATCACATCTTGTCGTTCCTTCATGCGGATACGGCCTCACGGGCGGAGACGCGTTCGGTGATTCGGAATGGCTCGCCGCTGCCCTCGCAGCTTCGGCCGGCGGTGTCCATGTGTGCCCAGATGTTGTCGCGCAGTGTCCGTGTGGCGCGTTGGCGGCATACGGGGCAGATGTGCTTGTTCACCAGCCCGCTCCCAATGCACGAAGCGTTGTATTGGCGCCATGACGGCTGCCGCGGTCGGAGGAGAATTCGACGAGTGCGGCCTCGGCGCTACTGTCGGCGGTCCAGGCGCATCGGGGGTCTGTGCCCGACTTCTTGACTGACTCTCGCCACGCCTTTTGATTGGCGACCAGGACGGCGATGCCGTGATTGCCCAATTTCTCAAATAGATCGGCGATTTCGAGATCCAGGATGATATTTACGACGCTGGGGGAGCACGCCCGTTCGGCCTTGTCGAACGCCACCATGAGTTCGTCGAATGTGGGTGCGGGGTCAAAGGTGGTGGTCATGCCGCACGCCCTTGGCTCTGCTGCGGCGCGGAAGCGTAGATGTCGACGTATGACTTGAGCAGTGGCACATGGCGTTTGCACCACACCCTGACCGATCCCACGATTATCTGGGCCGACTGATCGAGGCTGTAGCCGCGCGCGGACAGTGCCCGGTATGAGTACCGGATGCCGTCGAAATTGGGTTGCGCGTCCAGCTCGTTGCACACGCGCCAGCCGCTCGTCGTCACGAAGTCATCGGTCACCGGGTCGGCGTGCGAGTCCGGTGACGCCAGCAGCATCGCGGCGAGTACGGCGATAGCGGCCAGCACGACGGTGATCGCGTCATAGCTGCTCAGCCGGGGGCGACGACGCCAACGTGGCCTTGTAGGGATATGTTGGGGCATGCCAAGTCCTCTCAGGGGGATTGGTTATCGGGATGGCCCCGGCGGGTTCATTGGCGTGAGGTTCGCCGGGGCCGTTTCTGTTCAGTTGTGAATTTGGCGTCGGCGGTTACCTAAACCGCCCGGGGAATGTGGTTATGGGCCATCGGATTCGGTGACGCCCGACGGCCGCACGCCAGGCACGGCGCGTCGGGTCACCGCCTTACACTGCAACCACCGAGACGCGGTAAGGATCGCATCGGCTACATAACGGGTGACAGCCCGTGCAGCGTAAGGAGACTTGTTGTGGACAGAGAACTTGCCATCCCTGGCTATCTGGCGATCAGCGTCGAAGCCGTCAACCGGCTGAAGAACCATGGTTGGAGTACCAACGAAGTCCTGATTGCTGGCTTGGCTGACCTGGAGTCCTTTGTGCGCACTCGACCCAACGACGCGCCCTTCATTGACGCCGGGCCCCTTGAGCCGTACCCAATCACAAAGATGGTCATCAATGGCTTCGAGGCCGCAGCGGAACGCACGAGCGGTGAGGTTCCCTACGGTGCTGCCGCGATAGAGCGGATAGGTTACGTGGTCGCTGCGGTGAAGGGGCTGGAGGCGCTCGTCCAGCAATTGAGCGCCAGAGTCGAGGCCCTGGAGCGGCTCTGACTCGTTGGTGTCGATGATCGCCACCCTGGCGCTGCCCAGTTCCTCATGCACAATTTCCCGGATATGGGACCCAGAGGACGATTTCATTGAGCGCACCCCAATTCGAATAGACCACAGGTGTTTTCATTGGCGGGCAGTCCCTCGGCGACGAGTCGGTCGCGGAGCTGTAGCTCGTACCGGCCGGGGCGGACACGGGTGTTCTCTCGGCGGTGGTCGCCGTCGGCCTTGCTGCCGTGCAGGTACATGTACGGCTTGCCCTTGAACGTGGGATGCCGATGTTCGGAGCCGTCGCGGCGAGTGCCGGCCCGCGGGCCCTCGGTTCGCATGGAGCCCTTGCCGCGCTGGTTGATTAGCCACTTCTTGACGTACAGGTGAGTGAAGAAGTCGATCTCCCGGATGGCTGAGAAGTACTTCTTGTGGAACGCGGTCAAGGTGATGCCGTCACCCGCCTCGATCGCGCGCCGGAACTGCTGGCCCGACTCCGCGCGCTGCTCGGCGTCAACGAGCCGTTTCGCGTACTCCAGCGGGGTCAGGCGCTCAACCGGGGTGGTGCCGTAGCTGCCGGTACGGCGGATCGCAGGCAAGACCTCGCGGGTGATCCAGCGCTTGATGGCCGTGGCTTCCGGCTTGCGGGAGCGGAGCACAAGAGAGTAGAAGCCCGATTCCGAGATGATCGTCACGGACTGCACCCCGCCAGGGGTGTCCATAGCGTGTACCCCCTTCTCGTCGCCATCGAGCGCCGTAAGTGACGAGCGATTTACGTCGAGCAGCGCGAGGATGTCGGTGGCAACAAACCACGGGGAACCATCACGGAGGATGACTCGAAGCTGGTCGGCATCGGCGTAGGTGAACAGCTCGACGGCACTCACGCGGACACCGCTTGAACTATCTCGCGCCGCTTACGGCGCTCGGCCCATGCGCGTAGCTCGGTGGCATCCCACCGGAGCCGACTGCCGACCCGAGTAGGCGCCGGAAGGTCATAGAGTCCGCGACGGCTCCAGTCGCGCAATGTCTGCGGATGGATGTCCAAGATCGTGGCGGCGACCTTGGACGTGACCAGGATGGGCGTTTGCGCGTCACGCTGGATGCGGAGCAGGGCGCGAAGAGTCTCGTGGGGGGAGAGCGGAGTGAGGCCGGTTTCGGCGATAGTTGTTGCAATGCGGGCCATTTCGACCGGCGAGCTGTCGGCGGTCATGCCCGCCTGGGCGGCGAGTTCCTGAAGGTTCATCCCGCGATACCTCGCACGCTAGCAAGGCGGGGACGGTAAGTCGTTGTGATCGTGCCGGGCTCCAGGCCGTAGGCAACTTCAATACCTGCAAGCAGCTCTTTCGACGTTCCGCGCAGTCCGCTTTCGACCGCTGACAGTGTTCCGCGTGTATATCGGACTCCGGTGGCGTCCTCAATCAGGTCGGCCAGACCATCCAATGTCAACCCGGCCAAATGGCGCAGGGCACGGATCGGGACATGAGGTGGGGTGAGCTGCGCCCTTTGCTTCGGTCTCGCTGTCATAACGAAGAAGCTACAACGAAGATACTGTTAAGGCAAATGTTTGTTCGGAAAACATTAGGCAAGCTGCTGTGATGCTGTACGCCGACGTTATGAGGTTATTTGCTTCACGCCACCGGTGATTGTCGAATATTTGTGTTTGCCGAATGTCTGTGGAACATTTGATACATGGCAGAGGATTGGGCGGCATTGGCCCGAGCCGTTCGCACGCGACGGGCCGAACTCGGCTTGACTCAGGTTGCGGTCGGACAGGCGGGCGGCCCCTCTGACATCGTGGTTGGCAGGGTTGAAAACAATGAGGAGCCCCGTCCCCGGCCTGACACCCTGCGCAAGTTAGACAAGGGTCTCGGCTGGGAGCCTGGCACGTCGCTCGCGATACTCGCGGGCGGAGAGTCGACAGCGTCCAGCCGACCGAAGTCTCAAATCAGGGTTCAGCGCAACGGCGAATGGGGCGAATGGCGGGAGTTGGAGTCACGCCCACGAGGCGCAACGCCTGCTGGCAAGAGTAAAGAAGAACGGCTGCAACAGTATTCGAGCAACGCAGAGGTTTCGGCACAGATGATTGACCGCGTGCTGATGCTGTCCGTCGATTTCACCGCAGACGAGAGGGCGCGGCTCGATGGGATACGTCGCGAGATTCGACGCCTACCCGAGACGTTAGAACCTTGGATCGATACCCCAGCTGGCATGAATCAGTACATGCATCGGATGTCTTCACTCATGAAAGAGTCGGGCGACATCCTGCGGCGCGCGGCCGATGCGAAGTACGGCCCTGAAGAACAGTACGGCCCTGAAGAAGACGCCAACGCCAACGCTTCTGTCGTTACCAACCTCGCCGATCGCAGGCCTGCACCACCGCCCGACATTGATGACCCGGACGTGGCAGCATCCCGGCGAGAAAAGAAGTCTGACGGGGAGCGCGGCCTTAGTTCCGGCTGGTGGGGCACGTCAAGCGTGATTGCCGGTCCAAAGGCGGTCCCCGGCCCCGCCCCAGAGCCCATACGCGCTGTAGTTCCCGCAGCGGTTTTTCATGAACATGCAGACGCGGCAGCTGGGGTGCAGAAGCGGCTCAATGCAATCCATGAGGCTTTTACACAGCAGAGGCTTACTACTGATTTGGTGACTTTGGCGCTGAATGCCATTGACGATTATGGAATTTCGTCTCGCCGATTTATGGCGGAACTGAGACGCGTCGAGTTGGACGCCACACAAGACCAGATCGATTCTGCACTCCGCATATTCGAGCAAGGATGGGGATATGCCGATAGCGTGTCTGAGTACATTAGCGAGCTATTGCCCATGGCTCCCGATGCGTATGAGGCGGGCCGGATCATCGCTGCACGGCGATCGATGGAGGAACTTGCCGACTTCTTCCACCACGCGCATGACGTTTGGGTGGAAAGCGGTCGATCCTCAAAGTCGCTAGAAGCTGCCACACCCCGCAGCGAAAAGCAGTCCAATGGCGAACGCGACGACGACGAGTAAGCGGCCCCTCCGAGCTGCCTGTTCTGGGAATGACAGCGCTGTAGTTACTGGTCAGCGCCGTATTTGTCGGTGGCCTGTTCTAGCGTCTCGCACCATGATCACGAACCATTGGCATCCATGGCGAACGCTCGCCGAGCACTATCCACACATCGCTGTTTCCTGCGATCACGTCCTGCCCCGGGGAGTGGCCGGACTGATCAAGGGAAACACCATCTGGCTCTGCAAGAGCCTGACACAGGCTGAGCGCCGCTCGACCTTGACGCATGAGTTGATCCACGTTGACCGGGGCATTGCGCCCGTCATCCACCGCGCCCGCGAAGAGCACTATGTGGACGTGCTGGCGGCACGCCGACTCATTCCGCTGCCCGCGCTGCTGCGTGGGCTGCAATGGACCAACGATGATTACGAACTGGCCGAAGAGCTTTGGACCGACGTTCACACCGTGCGGGTGCGACGCCAGACCCTAACCCCGGCTGAGCGCGACTGGCTCGCTGACCGTGTTGAAGACCCGCAACGCCCATGAACACGGTTGAAGCCCTTGATATGGAACGCATTTGGTGGCCTGCATCCGGCGCCAAGGACGAAGCAATACGCGAGCGTTTCGGCCTATCGCCGGTCCGCTACTACCAGAAGTTGAATGCCATCATCGAGACGCCAGAGGCGCTGGTGATCGACGCACAGACCGTCAACCGGCTGCGACGGATAAGGGGAATGTAGATGCAGGCATTTGGGGTGTGGCTACAGATCTTCGGGGCGGCGCTGACCGGGGCAGGCCTACTAATCGCCCTCTACCGGGTGTCCAACCGATTTGATCAGTGGCGCAACAATGTCAGGCGATCATGGCTGGCGCTGTATGGACGCCTTCTGGACAAGCCCCATATCGATAGCGCGACTGCCCCATCACCCCCTTTCCAGACACTCACCGGACATAAGCCGATCGTGTCGACTTCCGATGCGGAAAGGCTCAAATTCCTTGCAGAGGCGTTGGCCGACGACATCAAGTCACTCGCGAGACCGGACAACGATCTGGTCAAAGTGCGAGACATCGGCTGGGCGCTGGCTGGCCTCGCACTCTCAACCATCGGTCTTATTGCTGAAAACCTGCCGTTGCTTTTTTCGAGCATCTGCCAATGCACCTGATAGAGAACGGGAATAGGGGAGGAAACTATGCGAGGTAGACCGCCGCGACCCATCGGGGTTCCAGGTGACGTTGACCTAGCCGAGGTTCGGCCCGGAGTGTGGCGGGCCAAGCTACGTGTCCGTGACGCCAGCGGTAAGCGCCGACAGATCATGCGAATGAGTCCACCGCGCACCGACTCTCGCGGGCGCCCTGTGCCAGACAGAGACGGCGTGCGCGCACGCGACGCGGTGCTGGCAGCCGCCGCCGATCTGTCGGTGTCAGTGCTCGATGCGGACCTGTCACCAGAGACCACAATCCGGGCGCTGTACTACGACCACTATCGGCCCTACCTCATTGATCAAGGGAAGGCGCCCGCGACCCTTGACCGATACGACTTTGAGGCCAAGGGATTTGACTCCGCATTCGGCCACAGGCGCCTCCTGGAGGCGCCAACCCCGGTGATGGAGAAGTTCCTGACAACGGTCGCTGACACGCGTGGCGCCGGGGCGGCGAAGTCGTCGCGAACAGTGCTGTCCGGCATGTACAACTACGCGATCCGCATGAGCAATGGCGCGATCACGGTCAACCCCCTGCGCGAAGTGAAGCTAGCGCGACGCAAGGGCGCCAAGCGTGGAGGTGCGCGCCAGCTCACCGTTGACGAGGTGCGCGACATCCTCATCGCGGTACGGACCTCGGACCTGCCATGCCCCCGAATTCTGGCCAAGGCGGAACGCGAGAAGAGCGTCGGAAGCTACACGCCACCAACGGTTGCCGAGTTCTGCGCGGACGCCGATATTGTCGACTGGATTGTGATGCTGATTGCCACTAGCCACCGCCGCAGTCAATCGCTGGCAACGACCTGGCCCGAGCTGGACCTGAAAGCCGGTGTCATGCGTCCCACTCGGAAGTTGATCCGAGTCAAAGGCAAGGGCTTGGTGCTGGTGCCCATTGAGGACGATACCAAGGGCTCTGACAATGAGATTGCGTTGCCCCAGTTCGCCATCGATGCCCTCAAGCTTCGGAAGCGGCGCCTTGCCGAGCGCCGACTAGTTGACCCGCGTCCGGTATCGGCCGACTACGAAGACTTGGTGTTCCCGTCCGAGAACTGGACGCCCCGCGACCCAAACAACGTCGCGGCCCAGTGGCGACGGGTGCGGTCAGCACTGGGGCTGCCCGCCAGCATCACGGCCCACAGCTTCCGCAAGGCAGTAGCGACCATCCTCGATGACGCGGGGTTGTCTGCGCGCGTTGCTGCTGACGTACTTGGGCACGCCGATCCGTCCATGACTCAGCGCTTCTATATGGCGCGCGGACGGGCACACAGCGAAGCAGCGACAGCGCTGCACCAGGCCATCGCGGGTGAGTCGTAG